CGGATTCCGCTGCATCATAAGCTTCAATAGCTTGGAGTACTGCTTCCAAATCATTGTGGATATACATACTTTCAAACATACCCATAGGAGTCTTGGCTTCGCGAAGATTATCCTGTTGTGTTTGGAATACAAACCTATCCTCTACATTTTCCTTGTCAGCAAGGATAGTACTCTGCAAAACTATACGCACGTAGCTCACCGGATCGAGGTGGTCAGCCAATAGCTTGCCAAAGATTTTGAACTTGCTATACCCTGACTCATTGATGTCTGTGTGGTGGAAGATTACAATCTTCACATCAGCAGGTAGCATCGCTGCCTTGAGGAAGATGCTCTGCATCACATCGCGTGCAAAGAATTTCCAACGCTCAAAGACTGCATTGCCTGTGCTCTGCGCCATGAATCCATCAGACAAGATTCTGCCAATGAAGAAGTGACTGAAATCTTCAATGATAAATAGCTTTACGCCTTTCTCACTGAGTGTGTCTAGCTTGATTGGAATCATATTGATTTCATCAATAAGAAACTTCGTCCTAGCCCACTTAGCATCACCACCACGGAAAGGTAGTGGCTTGGTATTCGGGGTAAGCATTACTGCCTTACGTGCAATGGGGTCTATGTTCCGTAAGGAAGTAGATTTCCCTGTGCCCGAAGGTCCTTCAATAATTATGACCTCTGCCATGATGATTGTTTTTTGAACTCTCTAAGTTTTTTCATACTGTAGTGCAATTTACTCTTGCGTTTGAATATAAACGATACAAGTGAACTGACTTTGAAGCGGATATTTTGCGTAAGCAACCGCAACATTACTGTGCTCATAGCTTTCAAGATAACTCGTACAGTACGCTCAGGGATTTTCCGCTTCGCCATATCTGCAATAGTTCTGTCAAGCTCTTCGCCTTGCTTTCTACTCCTATACATCCGACAATACTTGGGTGTACTTGCCTTTCCAAAAGCAATTAACTGTGCCTGCACCAGTACTCCTGCCTTTGCCAATGATTATCTCTAAGATTTCAATCTCAGGGTCACTCATTGCTTCGGCACCGAAGTAAGCTGGCCGATAAGGAAAGAACACATAGTCTGCAGCCTGCTCTATCTCACCTGACTCTCGCAAGTCACTAAGCTTGGGCTTGGTATTAGCACGCTTGGTATTCTCTCTGCTCAATTGGCTAAGAGCAAACACAATCGTACCCGTTTCCATAGCCACATCCTTAAGCTGTCGTGCAATAGTAGCTATCTCCTGTTCCCTAGATTTTACATTAGGCACAACTACAAGCTGCAAATAGTCCACCACAAAGGCTTTGTACCCCAAAGCGGCCTTAGCTCTTATCGCATTGCAGATGTCCAGTAAGGTGCGAGCTTTCGTATTGACAAACCAACGATGTGAAGCAAGTCGCTTACGCAATGCATCAATGTCAGCCTTTTGCTGTAACGTAAGCGTGCCTTGCTTAATGGCATCATGTGGAATTGACAGCAGCATACAGCACCAACGCTGCACAAGCTGAGTGTCTGGCATTTCTAAACTAAAGAAACCCATAGGCTCGTCATGCAGCGTATTCTGAATACAGATGTGCAACGCTACAGCAGTCTTACCCATACCTGCATTGCCAGCTATGATAGCAAAGTCACCGGGTTCAAAGAACCCTATGAAGTCGTCAAGCGGTTTAATATGCGAACGTAGCCCTACAGCTTGTCGCTCTGGTGATAGCATATCATCGAAAATGCTATCAGTATCTCTCACCCTATCTCCTAGCTGTGGCAACATCAAATTCATGCGAGCTACATCAGCATCGACATAAATGTTACCGCTATGCTCCGAAGCATAAGTCAATTGATACCCTATCTGCTTGCATATCTCCCTTGATTTGATGTCAAACAAGTCACGTAGTAGTAACTGTACAACAGCATCCCGAAAGGGCACAGCAGGGCTGAATAACGACAGCAAAGAGGATTGGCCAGAGTAGAAGCTTGGGTCGATACCTCGTAGCGAAGCTTGTAAGGTTTCGAAAGCAACAGACTGTGGTGGTATGCGAAGCAAAGCATCAGCAATGAAGTCACGACCATGTGAGAACATGTCAGAACTTAACTGTGAGCTGTATGCAGCCATACGCACAGGCTCTTGGCACAGTAATGCGAGAACTTGATTTTCGATTTCTGCTCTCGTCATAAGTTTTCTTTGATAATGGTTTGAAGAGTTAATAACTGGCTAGGCGACAAGTCTAAACGCTTATCTTGTATGACAGCTTTAAGCAACGCCATGTTGCGTTCAGATGGACCTAACATTTCTTTCATTACTGAATTAGCTACATTAAGCGCTAATGGAGTGCTTTTATCATGCGAATACATTGAAACATACTCTAACGCTTGGGTGCGTTTCAGATTCAATGGGTCGAAAAACTTGGACACTGGGTACTTGAACCACTTGGCATTGATAATGATAGTGGATTCCTTAACGATAGAGCCTAAATAGGAGCGATTAGACAGCAAAGTATCGTAAGGGATTCCAACATGATTACAGCACGCTTCTATGGTTGTGGTGATGGAATCATTAAACGTCATTGACGTTAGAGAAACCGATGGCGTTAAAACCTTCTGTAACAATTTCGGGTCGTACTATGCGGCCACTAGGGGTAGTGACCTTGGTCTGGGTTACGAAGTACAGGCGATTGTGAATGATAATCGGTTTAACCGATTTTCTGCCAGTTTTCGGAAAGTCCACAGCAATGCGAGCGATACGCCCATTGGGGTTAGACTTGATTGGTAATTGCAACGCTCGTGCAATTTCTTTGATTTTAGCAAAGATTTTCCCTGCTTTAGCGAGGTCTGGTTGTTCAGCCAATTTAGGAGAAGCACCGTCAAGCTGTGATTTAAGCTTAGAAAGGTCAGCATTATTGGCAAGTGGGCGAGAGGTTTTTGTTTTCATGACATTGATTAGGTTAGGGCAACATTGCCGATGCAAATAAAGTAAATACTTGAGGGATTCTCCACTCAGTATTTACCTGTGGTAAAAAAAAATTAGTTTTCGAAAGGGTGAACTTGGTCAGTAGCAGGTTTAACAGCAGTCACTTGGAACTTGCATGGTAAGTCATGCTTGTTGATGATTTGCTTGTCAGCTCTGCGGAACTTCACAGTTTTGCCATAGAACAATACTTCAATCTCAGCTTCACCATTTTGGTAGAAGTCAGTGAGTTTGTCATACTGTTCTTGTGATACCATGTACGTGCGGCTAGATAATAGCACAGAAGTACATGGAGTGCCAGTATCAGGGCTACTTTTGCCATTGTGCTTGAACGCTGCTGCTCCCTTTGGGAACAACATTTGCAACATAGGCTTACCGATTATGCCAGCTTTAGACCAAGGTTGGTTAAGCATAGCAACAAGATTCGTTACAAAGAAGTCGCGTGCTTCTGCATGCTGTAACAAGTTAGCAGGGTATTCCTTTACACCTGCAAGGTGGCACAATGCGCGCAAGCGATTCTCGTTACCTGCTGTAAGCACGTAGCTTTCATATCTAGGATTGGCATTGGTGGAATTGCGCTGCTTAAAGAAGATTGTAGCTATCGGCAACATTCCTTTAGAGCCATCCTGAAAAGTGTGTTCCTTGATTTCGTAGGTGACCAACAATGGCAGAACAACATACTCGTATTTCACACGAGCCTTGAAATCTTGGTTAGACTTAGATTTAGAAACAGCAACAACTTGGGCATTAGATGAATTGTTCATTTTGAATTGGTTTTTAGTGGCATAGTTGCCGGTTGATATAAAACCTATTGGATTCTCCGATAGGGCAAGCGTATTCGTATTAGAATTACTGCATTGAGGCAATAAGCTCAATGTTTTCTTCACGAGCGAACGATGCGTTTACATAGTTTGGCTCTGTTGGCAGGGAAATATCGTCCTCGGTTTTATCAAAGAGAGCAATTGCTTCTTCGAGAGTGTCGGCTTCGATATGGACAGTACCATAGACTTCCCATGTTACTGGGATTTTGAAAATAGTCATGATGTAGCGATTAGTGATAGTGAATAGCCCCATGCACAGATTCTCCATGCACAGGGCTGTAACAATTAAAGGAGCACTTTAAGGGTAGCTTCTACTCTAGGTAGTACATCAGCACCCCTAACAGTAGATAGGTCAACGTAGAAGTCAGCTATGGGCTGTGGTAAGCCAACGGTTTTGTCCTCGCTTCGTGGAAAGGCAAGAACTCTACCCGTGTCGAAATTGGCAGCGTACAGGATATGTATTCCTGGGGCGGCCAATGTATTAACAACTAGGCTTTCTGGCCGTTGTGGTGTTGCTTCTGATTCTTGGTCAACAAGCAAGGAAAATACGCGCAAATGAAAGTTGGCGGGCTTTTCTTTGTGTCTACGCAAGTTGCGCTGTGCTTCCTTACGATTGTAAGTAGGCGAAAGCGGTTGTAGGTTAGCAATAAGGTTGAAAGCATCAGATTTCTCAATGATGCGCAATGCAGGTACTTGGGCTGATTTAGCCATTGTAATAGGAATTGGTACTGTTAAGGCAATATTGCCAAAAAGGGTCACGGTTGGGGTCAACGCACTCTACCGTGTACTGCGTAAATAGATTATCCTTTGAGCCAAGTTTTGAGGTGGTTACGCACATTAAGTGCGTGCTCAAGGTGGTAACGTTTGCGCTTTGGTTGCTTGAGTAGGTGCTGAATTTCAGCATCTACAGAAGCTAGCCGTTTTTCAATTAACATGGTTTCTCGAAGATTTGGCATGGCTTTATGAATTTGGGTTAAAAATAATTACAGAACGTCAAAATCAGCATCAGGGTCGCTGACACAGTTAGTACAGAATACATCGTTATGTGGAATAGGACATCCACAGTCGTTGCATTCACTGGTTTCGTTTGGACAGCCTTTCTCATGGAGTGGTGTGCCATTAACTACCATAGTATTACATTGGCTGCATCTAACCACAAGGAAACCACCATTATGCTCGGAGTTATCGAACCCTAATTCAATTAGGCGTTCGATTTTCATGGGTTGACCGAATTTCATGAGTTAAGATTGAGAGTTAAACAACACAAGTGAATTGCACATCATTTTTGTCGTTGAAGGGTGATGATAAGTACAGCGACAGAACATTGGTTTTGGAAGCAGGGTTATCATGCAGTACTTGTTTAAGTAACCAAGTAATACGAGCAATTGCTTCTTCTGTAGTGTAAAAAACAGGTAGTCCAGTACGTTTCATCTTATACGTTGTATTCATTTTATCAAAAAGGAAGTAACGTAAATCATCGTTTGCGATAGTTTGGCGGTCCATGGTTTATCCTAAAAAGATTACACGTCTGAATGCAAGCTTGCCGAATAAAGGACGTTCGTGACTGTCCTCACAAACCTTTTGGCACCATTTCAATGCCTTGCCAGTTGGCATGTGTTGTTTCCATATAGCTTGGGCAATTGCCATACGGTGTTTACGTCCGTACCAACGGACTTTTGTGGGTGATAGTGAATTACTCATACTGAACCCGATTCGCTTTCGCTGTGTTCTTGGCTGCACACGGGTAATGCAGTTGCGTGAAAGATTAAACGAATTTGACCAAGGCAATACTGCTGATACTGGTAGGGTCGAAGTCATAGGACAAGGACATGAGAGTATGCAGCGTTATACCACTGGTGGTAGCATCATCGACAAACAAGATGTGCTTATGAGCAAGGCGCTCAGGTTGTGCGAACTTGATTGTTCGCATAACAGATCCAGGCGTTCTACGTCCACCTAAACAAAAGCTTGCTGCATTACGTGTGCGAACAAGGCAATTTAAGGGCGTGTGAGGGCCTTTGTAACTCATAACCAACTTGGTGATGCTGTTGGTAGTGCCGACCTTATGAGGGGGCACAGGAATGAGCAGGTGAGGGTATTCTAAAGAATCAAAGTAGTGGTGCATTTCGGTACGAAAGAACTCGTAGTCGAATTGTGAACCATCTTTGAAGTTCAATAGCATACGCCTGATGTGATTAGGCTTAGAGCTAAAAGCGGTATGTAGGCTATCTATGTGCATGTTTAGAATGGTAAGTCGTCCTCGGTGGATGGTATATAGCCTTTGTAATCAGAAGCCAAAACAGAATCAGCACAGTTGGGTTCAAAAACATCCAATGGCTTCAAGGCATACATGAGTTTGAATACCTCTTGTTGAGAAGGTTCTAATCGGTGTACTAAGTCGAAGAGCACATGGCCTTGATTAAGCTTGGAAAGACTGCGTTGGTACTCGTAACGGTGTTTCAGGGCAAGATTATCAGCTTCACGTTCGTATTTACAGCGAGTGATGTAAAGGTCGTTTACTTGCGTTTGTAAGGATTCAATGTGAGCTTTAGAGCACAGAGCGTGGTAGTTAATGAATAAGGATAGCGCATTAGCCTTATTGTCGATGAACTTAAATTCATGCACGTCAAGTTTGGCAAAGCGAATAGCTTTACGGTATTCAGTCGGTGCCATTGACCATACAATCATGTGTTCTTCGCGAATGACGTAAATATCAGTATCAGGAAGTAAGCCAAGCAGCTTGTCGTCTTTGCTGTATGTGTCTTTAGAGGCACGTAAAACAGCTTGTAATTCATCAGTAACGCCTGACAATACAATAGTTGGTATGAAAATATCCGTACTCATAATACTTTGCAGCGTTGTGAACCCGTTAGGGCAAGGCCATTACGCTGCGGCCTTTGGTTGTTAAGGTGATAGTGATTAACGTAAACCGTAATCGCATATGAGTACAGTACCGCGCTCACGTGCCATACGCTCCTCGTATTCTTGAACAAATTGTTCAGAGAGTTGAACTAGCTGTACGGTCACGAAATTGCATGGTATGTGCTCAATTACATGAGTTACGATGCCAGCTTTAATGAGAGCTTGGAGTATGCCCTCGTTTTCGGAGTAGTCCTTGATGATGGCGCGGTCTATTGGAACGAATCTATCAATGACAACGGTGGCAGTCATAAAGGGCTCGCCTGTTTCCTCTTCGTAAAGAGTGATGTCTGTCAAGTGCCTGTTGGTATCACGGTACATGACCGCGATACAATCTGTGTTAAAGAAATTGATTTTCATTGTAGTTACCTGATTCCCATCCTTGGTGGGTGATACTTGGCCATGCACAGGCACATGGTTGCGGTGAAATAGAATTATTTGTGGTTAGGAAAAAGAACCATGAGGGTGTTCCAACATTCAATTTGGTAAGCATTATCATATCGAATTTGCCAATCCTCGTAGTCGTAATAGATGCCACAGTAAAGTGAGTCTAGTTCCTGTAATATCATCTCGTTTGATAGACCTCGTGAAATAAGGTCGTCAAATGTGAGGTCACCGAATGTGGTTGTCCAGATATGTATGGGCGGTGGTACATCGGTGATGGTAAGCTTTGTGCGGAAACGCTTGTGTAGTGATGCCATGATAGTGACTGGATTAGAAAGTGGAATCGTGTAAATGGTCAACGCGTTTTATGTATTGTTTGCTGAAATCCTCAAAGTCTTTACGGCATTCAGCCATTTTGTCTTCAAGGCGTTTACGCATAGCGTTGTTGGTCAAAATAATGTTGATGTAGTATTCTTCGCTTTTCCAAACAGGGTTAGTTTGGAGAGAAGGGCGAGATATGCCCACGCAAAAAGTATCACGAGCTTCGAGAGATTTAGGATTTATGCAAGCAGCATCAATAACATGTTGTCTGTGGAACCGTTGTATGCGTTCTATTTCGAAGTTACCGTTGGAGTAGTGGCGGAATAGGTAGACAGTGCCGTTATACAATACAACATGGAGAAAAACATCGTAGTTAGTGCCAGTGACAGAAGAGTGGTACTGACATAGAAGAGTTAATGAATGTGAAGTTGTCATTCGTTACGTTGTTGCTCTGAAACCTACATTGTAGTAGGAACGCCAGCATCTAAGTTTTTGGTTAGCGGCAAAATTGCCTTGTTCCCATGCACATATCGCTATGTGTTACACTCTCAGAGTCATGGGATTTATTATACTATCTACAAAGTAGGCGGTCTAAATCTTCATCATTAGGTATGAGTTTGGTAAAAGCCCGAACAGCAAATTCCCATGCAAATACAGTGGGATAGGTTAGGTGCTGATTGGTTGGTGCTATTTTGTGTGAAATAGCAATGATGCGATATGCAGCAGCATCAGCATCTTTACCTTCAATCTCAACGCCAATCATAAGTTGTGCAATTTGATTGCAGTATTGTTTTTCAACATCTGACAAGCAATTTTCGTTGATGGCATAGTTAGCGTATGCTTCATCGTATGAATGAGCGTGTAGTTGTGATAAATTAGGTACTTGTTGCATTGTAATGGGTATTAGGTACGAGGAATGATAGTGAGGTTCCAACACTACATTGGATTGCTCACTGGTGGCTACTGTCACAGCAGTCATAGCTCCCTATGCTTTGTTTCCGTAGCGTAGGGATAAGGCGTTAGCCTTGGTATTTATCAGTTTTAATCAGCAAAGAAATGAGCCAAGTTTTACTATCGTGTTGATACACGAAGTATGTCTTGGTTTCCCATAGTTTGGACACTTCAAGTACAGGGATTGCGTACTTGTTAGAAATGTGATTCGGAGTGAACACATTACCAACGGTATTAGCAGCCTGTTTGAAAAAGTCAGACAAAGTTTCGGGTGACACATAACCTTCGAATACAAACTCCTTGTTGTCCATAGGATATACAAGGCTTGATTCGATACTGGTGAGTCCGAAGCGTACTTGGTAAGCATCGAACAATTGAGTGAGGTTTCTCATATCGCTGTGCTATTAAAGAGGATTCGGTCAAGTCTTGCGAATCTTTCCTCTTTGGTTAGTAATTCCGTGTTGATCACACGGTCAATGCTCAAACCTGCTGCTTTAGCATCAGCCATAATAGCTGCATGCGTTCTGGGCTTTGCAGGTGGAGTTGTGAGTGTTCTCCCGTAAAGGATAACTGGCTCAGATATTCTTTGGCGCTTTGCCATCTGAATTGGTATTTGGTTAAATGGTGTCTGCCATCATCAGTAATCAGGAAACACCCTGACTAGACCCACAATGCTTCACAGCAGGTGGATTTCGGCTATTAGTAAGAGTTTAATTCATCAGCGTATTCAGCATGCCCTATGCAAATAGGACAGTAGTAGAACCCATTGGTATGTGTGTACAAAGGGGTATGGTTACCATTGCGGTTGCAAGCATAGCAGCGTAGCGGTGCTGGCGTTGTGGGTATGTGGATATACCCTACCACTCTTGGCATAGGCTTTGGCATAACAACAATAGGCTTTGGTTTAGCCACAGGTGTGTCAAGCTGCCCATCTGCAATGTAGAAAGCAGATACAGCTGCTACGAAAAGAGCAAGGAAACAGGCAATTCCTAAGCATACTGTTGATTGCACCATAGGTATTAGCTGGAACGAACCAAGTGTTGTTATCCAAACTAAGGTTAGTGAGAATGTTGGTGCGATAGCTGCGGCTATCACGTTGCGAACAAAGAAATATGTTGCTTTCATGCGTACTGTTGACGGTGTTTAGGCAGTTGTCGGCTGAGAGTGATAGTGAGTGTGCTATGACTACGCACTATCGGGTTATGGTCTGAATCACGGACTTGGAACCGTGTCACTCTGAATAGAGTGAGGCCTTACAAGGGATATTCTCCCCTGTCCTCGGTCGTTACCAAGGGTGTTTACCCGAGGTAACAATAGACTGTACGGATTCGGCTGGCACATAGAATGTGTCACCAATCCATTTACCTTCAAGCATGCCAACGCACTTTTGCATTGCGGCTACACGTAGCTCGTGCGAAGGAAGCAAGTAGAAATGTTCGTACTGTTTCCACGTGCCATCCAACAAGCCTTGCTTCATATCATCTGTGTCATAGAAGTCAGGACCAGTGATAGCAGTCGAATCAGGCGTTGTCATATCCAAGTACCACTTCTTTGGGTCAAGGACTACTTCGCTTGCTTTGATATTTGGTTCGTAATTCACGATAGTGATTGCCTATTCTCGGCTCTTAAGGACTTCAAAGAGTTGCATACTGAGTAGTGAAAGCCTCACCATCGGTTGATTACTGGACTTGGAACCAGTCTGCAAATGCAGGGCCTTACAACCCACCACTAAGGTGGGCTGTCCTCGGTATGAAGCAATTAGCAATAGACAGAGCACAAAGCTTCGTCCATTAACCTTAGCTGCTCGGCAATGTTGGGTGTGCTGGCCTTGATAGCCTCACACTTTTCGCGGAATAACTCTGCTGCTGTTTTGCGCTCTGGTATCATGCCATCTTGGTAGGCAGCTAATACCTCGTTGCTCAAAGCAAGAGCACGATTCTTACGCTGTATCAACGTGTATAACCTGCGTGCTGCTTGTATCGTGTAATTAGCACTAGCTGTGCTGTTCGGCACACCTGACTTATACGACAATACCTTCACTTGGCTGTAGCGTGGCGTGAACTTGTAAACAAGGGTTTGACCATCTAATGCTACTACTCTCAACTCATGGGTAACTGATGCGTTTGCCATGTCTTACTGGGATGCCGTAAAAACTCTTGCGAGAGGTCAAGCATCGAAACCTTTTGGGTAAATAGCACAGCCAGACGGTTACTCCACTACAGAGCATTACGCACAAACCATGCAATTAAATTTGTTTTATCGAAAGGAAAGCTTTAGCTTTCGCACACGCGGATATTTACCACATAAGTAATGATACAACCAACATCAGATTGGTGAATCACCACTATGCAAGACATTAACAGCATCAGCATTATCCCCGATTGGTGATAGTGACCCATCGGAAACCCGCGCTATACCTAGGAATAATACAATCAAATGTAATATACCTAGATACAATTGATAGAATAATAACTACTAATATCTATCTATATATATATATGTGCGCGAGAAAAATAGTTTGAGTTGGATGTGTAAACTATATGCTGACTATATATGCAAAAAGATGGGATGGGGGGGATAGACGAGAAGTGCAAAGGGTACGGGGGTTAAGGGGATGTGTCCCTCCACAGGTGATACTCTTATGCCTACGGATGATGGTATGGTATCCTTTGTAATGATGTCACTCTAATAGGAAATCTTTGAACTCTTCATCAGATATGAGTCCATGTTTGTGCTTGATGAACATTTCTTTGATGCGATGTTCTTCTGCGATTGCATTTGTTTCTCTTTGCTTGGTACGTTCGTTGAGGTCGTGGATGTAGTCATTGAGTTGAAGTTCTCTATTGGACCAATCAACGCATTGGGATGGTATGTCGAAGTGTTTGTAGTGTACCGGTGTAATTTTAGGTTCTGCTTGTTTATGGAAGCGGAGAGCCTTTAGGAATTTAATCATATTCTTTAGCTTCTTGGTATGCATCGAATGGGGATAGTCCTCTGGTTTCATTTGGATAGTTTTACTTTACTCATGTCCAGTAGGACAAATGAAGCTGATACGGATGCAGGTGTGCTTGGCTCGTCAAAGAGTGGGTGAGGTACTAAGGAGATTTCCATTTCATACTCTTCTGTATATCGTCCTGCGGCTTTGAGTCTTTTGATGTATTCTGCGTTTGTTTTTTTGCGATTGGCAGATTCCTCTTGGATGGCTTTATCGGTTAGGGCGCATGGGAATATGAATGACAGCCAGCCGTTGGAGTTTTTGAAAGCTTCGATGGAGTTGGTGTGAGTTTCGTCACCTTGGGAATTTCCACAGAATGCGTATTCCGGTAAGAGGTCATCGACCCCACGTTGTCTTTTGATTGTGTAGGTTTTCATTTGCATTGTTTTGTGAGTGCATCTTCCAAGTTCCTACATGTTTTGCAGTTTGGGTTATTGCACAGGTTAAATTCTACGGACGATTGAGTAACGATACCTTTCTCTATGCAGCCAGTTAGCATGACCATAAGTTTGGGTGCATCGGGGCTGGCCATGATGTCTTGGAGGAATGACATCAGCTTGTCTACGGTTAGTTCACCAATGGCTGAACCGTATGGTGCTTCTTTATCCTCAATCTGAGGAATGATGCCTTTCCCTAAAAATGGATTCTCTATGGGATCAGGCATTGGGCCGAACATGTGTAGGAACTGTTCTTTTTCTTTTTCGAGAAAGGCTTGCTCTTGCTCTAAATTGTAAATGTGCTGCTTGAGCGTCATTCCATCGGGAACGTCATTAAGGTCGATTACCTTTTTCTTATCTACCATGATTTCTATTTGTTTCTGCTTCTATACTTTAGTTTGTATTTACGGTAGTGCTTATTCCAGATACGTTCAAGTTCTGCTTCGCGCTCTTCGCGTTGCTTACGTCTGTCAATCTCGCGTTGAATGAACTCCGTCCAGACCTTCTCATATTCCACTTCACCTTGGATTGGCACATATGGCACGACTTTGTTTGACTCGTTGACTAGCTGCTGCATTAGCCCAACACCGGGTTCTATGTCCTTGCCAGCTTCAATCCATTGGAATGTATCTGAGTAAGCTTCATCATTGAATGCTTTGTGTACTTCATCAGGAATAGAATCGTACTTGTGTTCCCATGGAAAGTACATGGGATTGGCCTTAACGATGTTATTCATTTTTTGGTACATGGCAGAGCCAACGTGTGTGCACATAGCTTCTACTGACCACACCCATATAACGTCTGCAGGTACGTCACTCAGGTCAAATTTGATTGGATATTCTGTTTTCATGGCTTTTCTAGTTTAACGATGGCTGTATTGATTTCAGCAGCTAAGTACAAATACTTTTCTTGGTCTGATAGGACGTACACCCCTCTTCGTCCTTCCATTGATGAACGCACTCGCACCTCAATGTTTGTGTGCCCTTTTTCTTTGAGAGCTTTAATCAGCTTGTGATTTGGGTGAGTAGATTCTTTGAGGACTTTCATAGCTATTTGGTTTTGTGAATGCGGAGCAGCCAATCTGACCGCTCCGCTATCGGGTTAAATAATTCTGTTTAACAATTCAACTACTAAATCAAGTCTGTCCAGAAGGTACCTGAAATCGTCCTGTTGTGATTCAAACTGAACCAGTGCTCCATCGCGCTTCTCTTCACGGTCAGGTCGTGCACCTTGCTTGATGCTATTAGAACCTTCGAGGACTAGTATTTTTGACTCTAAGCTTCCTACGTTCTCCTGTAATCGCATCAACAATTCAGCGTTCATCTTGTGGATCCTTTCAAGTTTTGGAACTTCCTGTGATAATAATTTCGATCCTTCCATTTGTTTACGGGTTCATTAAGCCGCCCAAGGCTGTTAATTGTGTATGTGTATAAGCATCCCTTCCCTGTCATGTTAGACAGAGTTGCCAGAAGCTTGATTCGAAAGCCGATGGCGCGCCACATGTATCTCTTGACCTCCCTGTTGGGGCTTGACTAACTTCTCTTAAACTATCCTTTCGGTAGCATGACGTGACCAAGTTGACGGATGCTAAGTCAGAGCTTGGATTTGTGAGAAAGCGTGAGAACTGTAACTGGTAACTACTCCGAGGTGGTTTGGACATCTATCGTTTCAGTCCAGGGGTCAGAGTTTTAGAGCCACCCCTATTGTGTCATAGAAACTGGTGGAAATGAGAATCCCCCTTAGAAGCTACTACTCTTCTTCGGGGGATTTCTTTTCGCTTGGGTCTTGTGAACCCGTTGCTAAAGGTCTTTGGTGAGCAGGTAGTAGTTGACTGCGTGGTGCAAATGTAATAATCTTTTTGTTCGTGAATTGCTATCCGCTAAAAAGTCACTTCGCGTGTAATTCTGTTCGTGAATGGTGGGCTATGTTTGCGGCCTAACCAATTCAGAACTAAATGGAAGTAGTTAAGGGTGCGGATAAACTGAAAGAGGACTCCGAAAGAAAAATGTTTGAGGACAGCCAGCCTGTGCTAAGTCCATCAGAGGTTGAAGCAAAGCAATCTCACGAAGCAGCGAAGCTTGCTATGGAGAAGTACAGGGCTAACCTGATTGAAGTAGCCAAGGAGTACGGCCAGCTTTATGTCATAGCTAGCAAGTATGGCGAGGAATCCTTGCTAGAGCATGCCTATGGTGTATGGCAGATTCTCCTGTACGTAGAATGTGTTACTGGTGAAATGACAGCCAAGACTCAAGCCGAAGCGCATGAGCACATTGGAAAGTATATCTCCGACAAGTTTGTGGCGCTATGGCCCGTTGACCCAAAAACTAAAAAGCCGATAGCTTCTTTCATCAATGCGGTACGCGGTGACTTGATGGCTTACGAAATGCGGTCAGGCAAAGCCACTGTAACGCTTATGGAAGTGTACCATAATAGCCCAAAGGTGTTTACTCAGGATGTGGTATTTGCTATTAGCCTTGCTAATCGCTTGACCATAACTGCTGGCAGATTGCACAGAGAGCGAATGTTAGAGATTAACCCTGAAATTCAAAACTGATGTTTGACGTAATTCTATCTGGAATACCGCACGACAGCTCTAGTGAGCAAGGTGGTGCGTTGGTAATTGATACATCCTTGTTGCGCAAGGTTGTGTTGAATAAAAAAGGTGGCCTTGATTTAGAGTACGCAATTGATGTCTACGATGCAGAGCGTCAGGAAACCATGACCACCAAGTTTGCATTGGATAGTCCTATACCGGTGCATGAGGATTTGACCAAGGTGTTTGTATTGCTTGGTGCCCACCTTGCGTATGTGACCGATCAGGTTACTGACAAGACCAAAGGCTTGAGTAACCGTATTGTAAAGCAAGAGTGCATGGAGTCAGATGATGAAATCTTTGGCGCCATCTATTGCAAGCAAGTGGTATTAAAAGGCAAGCCTGATGAAGATGCTGCGGTAATGCTCTTTGGTGGCCGTAGGCTTAAAAACAAGCAGCATTTGGCATTGAATGGCAGCTTGGTTAAGCTTAATGAAGAGGATTCCACGTATTCAGAGGTAGGTCAATTGGAAAATCTGATTGAGGACTTACGCTATGAGATTAGCCTGTATCTAGGAGGTAAGCGGAAACCGTTTACTCAAATGGAGATAGGCTTTACTTCTGCAGACCAAGGGAAGAGATTGAAGAGATTGATGTAGAGTAATTGGCACGTTGCTAAGAGATAGAATCCCTTGTGGCTTAATTGCTGCAAGGGATTTTTATTTCTATGTTTGTCGTTCACGAACAGCACATGATTCTATTACAGGTTGATTCTATTGCTACTGCAGAACGCATCAGTCAACTTACGGTAAATGGTCTTTTGGCGCTGGCCGTAGTTATGCTTGGAGTCACATGTACTTACCTCTATAAACAACTTCGGGATATGCAGAAGGATGAAGTTAGTCGGGCTGAGGAGCGAACTGAAAAAATGATTGCTATTTCTACCGAAACAAAAAACGCCTTTCAGAACTTAACTGTAACAGCCACAGAGATTGTGGAAATTGTACGGGAATTGAAATATAAACCATAGTATCATGAAATCAAACGTCAAAGAAATTTATGCTAAGTGCGACCAAGAGTTAGACGGGTTGCTCTGTACCATAAAAGATTTTAATCAAAGCTTTCCATCATCAGAACTGAATACTAATAAAAAGCATGAGGTTCACAAAGAGGAACACGATAAAGCTTACTCAGAATACGTAAGCACACTGCAGCGATTCACGGTTCCAAGATTCATTATCGACTTGATTACCCTTGGGTTATTCTCCAAATACATCTACAGCTAATGCGTACAGCGATAGTCCTATCTTCAACCAACACGAAACACATACCTGTAGCCCAAGAGGACGTACAGATATTTTTATTGTCAGAGTCCTATGAAACATTTGAGAAAGCGTATAGCGACATTCATGAAACTGGTAATGCGGTTGTGCCCTGTAGTTCTGAGTGGGGTGGTCTTACTACAGTTTTAACTCATGCGTATCAGAATCGGTATCAGTTTCTGAAATGGATTGGCCCAAGTGGGCAGCAAACATTCATTAAAAAAAACGTAGCCATCACCATCTTGATTGATGGGTCGTTTGGAATTTCATTGTATCAGTTACGCAGACTCATTCAGTTGGCCTACAAACGAACGCTGACCGAAGAGGAAGTGGTCAACTACATTTTTGATTTGAACTACACATCGAACGGCATTATCTACGATATTGCTAAGTGGTCAGGAATAACAGTACCAGAGCACATTGCTCCATTGTCATTGAATGATGCACAGGTGTATATCGCTCGTTGGGGTGGAGTACCTGGGGCGGAACGATTCAAAACTTCATACGCCATAAAATGATAATCTACACTTCCTTGTTTGCGTTGATATGCGCTATGGTGGTAGTGCCAATGTGGTGTCTTGGGCTTCGACTTATTACTGACTATCCTTCGGGTGGTAATTTTGAGTTTCTAAATCAATTTGAGATAGAACAGCGCAGTAAGTTGTTTTGGAAAGTCAGGAAGTACTTTCTTGAGAACCATCCATTTTGGGGAAAGCCTATCATTACTTGCGTAAGCTGCATGCCATCAATCCATACGTTGTACGTGATGATGATACTGTATGTCGGCCTAGAGGTATCATTCACACTTTGGTTTATTCCAAGCTATATCTTTGTGGCTGTATCTTCCAGTTTCGTTACAGGGTACTGGTGGTCTAAATTCAAGCACAATGGGTGATAAATCGAAACGTAATCGACTGGCAGGAACCACTAAGGGTAAAAGTGACTCTGCAAAATTTTACCATGACAATCCGGACGCGCGGAAAAAGAAGCAAGAGTATGATAAAGCCTACCACAGCACACCAGAACGAAAGAAGTACAGAACCGAACTCAACAAGGAGAATCGAAAGGCGGCACATAAAGTTGGGGACGGAAAAGATGCGAGCCATACCAAATCAGGAAAGATGGTCGTTGAAAGTCAATCTGCAAACAGAGCTAGAAACAGAGGAAAGAAGTAGGTTCTTTCTCATTCTGCTATCTGACGTTTACATCACCTATCGCCCGTATCAAAGTCGGGAAATCAAGAAAGTACGAGTAAAAGATTTTATCAGTAATTGGTGGTGCGGCCAGCTGCTCTTGGATATTCCAAAAAAGCAATTCATAGAGCAGGTTGTACGTAGAGCAGGGTTGAAAACCACAGGCTCGAAACCTATTGATTTGAATCATGTAACACTAGAGTTCAAAAACCTCGTAGGATGATAGGGCCCATATTTAGTATCAATGCTCAAGGTGACTTTGGAATCATAGATGATCGTCTATATCTAGTTCCAGAGTTTCGTGAAATGCTTGCAAAGCCGAATGGCATTAAGCTTATGCAGTACACGTATTGTATCTGTGACTACTACTCCCCTTACATACGCATTAGCGACCCTGACGATAGGGTACTGAAAGTATCGAACGACATTCTCAAGGGTACGCTGACGGAGGATGAAAAGGAATTGGTGCGCAAAGCCACCAAAGCGTATAAGGATCTGCAGGAGCATCCTCTCATGGAGCAGTACGATGTAATGAAGCGTATGCGTACCTTGATGCAGAATAAAATCGACACGCTTGGTCAAAATGATGGGTCAAAAGCATCTGACATCATGGCCTTGTCACAGCAACTTGTAAAGTACACGATGGACATGGAGAAGGTGGAAGAGCAAATTCGCGTTAAGAACAACAAGATTGGTGGTCTATCGAATATCAAGCGTTCCTTATCAATCTATGAGGAACGGGTATTCAAGAAACAAAGGTCAAATGAATCTGAATGATTTACGGAATAGACTATGCTCCTGTTGTTCGCTATGGCATTCCAAATAGAAGGGATGGCGAAGGAGCGTATGAGTTGTTCTGGGATGAAGAAACCAATCGCATAGAGAACGGCTACAAGCCACCATTAGGAACATGGATTCCTGGGAATTATTATTTCTATCTAAACTACGGAACCATACGTGGATTTCCAGAAGGGCCGAACGGCAAACGTGCCGCCAAGCCAATACCAATGAAACCCATTTACCGTGATGGCGACCATCATGTGTTTCAGCATCTGCATCAGTGCAAGGTAGATGGGTGGGGTGCTATCTTGCCCAAAGGCCGTAGACGGGGGTACTCATGGATGATTGACCATGTGGTGCTACATGAGTTCATCACATCGGAATCTGCACAGATGGCCGTAGGTTCTCAAGGAGAGCCAAACAAGGGGTACGTCAAAGAATTTAGAAACAAGTTCGACCTATCGTTATCACGCCTACCAGACGAGTTGCGCCCAAGCTTGGGCCTAGAGGACAATATGGAGTTGCTTCGCACAGGATGGTCCGACACGGTGAATGGCGAGAAACGAGAGTATGGCCTGATGAATATCATTCATTGGGTGAACTTTGCAAACCCTGACAAGCTTCGTGGTCTGCAGTTATCGTTATGCGTATGGGAAGAAGCAGGTGAGATTGACCACTTACTTTCATCATTCCTTGCTACTCTGGAATGTTTTAAGGAAGGTGACTGGATGTTTGGCCTACCAATTATCGGTGGTACATCGAATAAGATTCGCCATGATTCCATGGACTTCCAAGAAATGTGTGAAAACGCAGAGGACAAGTACCATCTACGTCCGTTGTTTTTGGATGCCACTACATGCTACTTTCCAATGTACGACACCAAGACGGGTATTAGTGACCGCGAAGGAGCGAAAGCTTTGCATGAGGCCAATCTAAAACGATTGAAAAAGACGGACGGAAACGGCAACAATACTGCGTACTGGACATACCGCCAAGAATATCCACAAGAATGGTCCGACCTATGGCTGACCTATGGCTCTACAACATTTGACTTAGAGATAATCAACAATCAGATTGCTTACCTCTCCACAAGTGAATCTTCAATGCAAGGGGTGGAGTATGGAGAGCTTGAGTGGCCAAAGGATAAAGACGGTAATGAGATAGAGGGTGGTATGCCTATTTGGGTGCCGAAATTGGATGGCAAGCTTCTCAAGTGTGCCGACAATCTACCTCACTTGCAGAACGCGCACAGCGCGGGATATGACCCGTACTTCATTGATGATTCGGTAAACGGTGGTAACCGTAATGCTGACCCCGACAATTCAAAAGCAGCATGTGTGGTGCGCAGAAGATACATTGATGGCAATACGCTAGGAGATATGCCATCTATGCTCTACTTTGACAGGCCGTATCTAAAAGAGGAAAGCTACATGTACACATGGAAAATGTGTGTGTACTACAACACGCAGGTCTTGGCTGAAACTGGTGACGACATGTTCTTTAAGTTCTTCATCGATCGCAAAATTGCACGATTCCTAAAGCCAAGGCCAATAGCTGCAGAAAGCCCAAACAGCGAAGCGCAGAACCGGTATGGTGTAAACATGAAAGGCTATCAAAAAGCATTGGCCGAAGGATTAGCTGATAATGATTTGAAACGCAATATTTCTAACCACAGGATGATACCATTGCTCAAGCAATTGGCGGTGTACGGAACTAAGAATACGGACATTGCAATGGCCTATATGATTGCGCTTATCCATGACTATGACATGAGTAGAATCATGGTCACTGACCAAGCTGATGAAGTAGAGAAATTGAAGCTGCCATCATTCAGTGAAGTGAATGGTAGAATTGTATCTAATTTTGGAGCAACCAGTAGAGAGAGGTTAAGCAGTACAGGCAATTCATTTTCAGAACGTTTTAACTACGGATACTAATGTTTCCATCTACACTTGTACCACGCAACAAAGCCGCTAAGGAAGAGTGGCTAACCAATTGGGGCAATGCCATCAGCAATGCTACCGGATCCAATTATACAAGACGTTTACATAGACTGCACTCCAATTGGCAGCATTACTATGGAAATACAAACACCGAGGATTTCAGATACATGACTGAAATGTATGGCCTAAGAACGCCAGCTCGTTTTGTTGGATATCCATTCCTCTACAAATTGGTAGAAGCGTTGGTCGGAGAGTCAAGCGGAGATACATTGGAGTTCTCTGTAGAGTGCGTAGATAGCGACATCATATCCTCAAAACTTGAGAAACGAATAGAAGCCGGCACCAATGTTCTAACTGCAGGACTACGAAAAATACTAGGCAATGTGAGTAAGCAAGACTTATTCCAACAGGAAGGTGTAGTAGATGAATTACCCGACAACATTGCTGCACTGGACGAAATGAGTTTTCATGATAATGTGGAAGTGGGTATGATGTATGTCATGCGCCACCTGCAGCAGAAGTATGACCTGGATCTCATCTTTGAGGAAGGTATGCGCGAAATGGCCATCAGCTATTCGCCTACCTATCGTGTGTATGTAAAGAACGGTGACCCATTTGCCGAAGTAGTCAGCCCGTCAAGAATAACCTATGGCGCTCACGAAAGTTTGAAATGGTTACAGTACGCTCCATGGGTACGTGACGAACAGGAGATACCATTGGCTCATGTCATAGACGAATACCGCCACGTATTAACGCCAGAGGATATTCGAAAGTTTGAAGGATGGATGTCAGGTGGTGAAATTAAATCTTCTGATGGTGCTATTCCTTGGGCCAAGTGGGGGCGTTACGATACAGAGAACAAACAGATACTGCTTCGTGTAGTGCGGTGGGAGTTCATGGCTATAGAGGAAATTGCGATGCGCCAAAGCGCGAATAAGTATGCTCCTAATATGCCATTCCTAAAAATAGTTGCAGGTGATACAGACTCTAAGGATGTGAAGCGCAAGCCTATCAATATGGTGTATCAGGGTGTGATGATAGCTGGAAAGCATTATGACAAGCGATTACGCAATGACCAAGTACGTCACAATGAAGATTACGCTCAAACACATTTGAGCTACTTCGGCTGCGTAAAGAATGGCATCAGCATTATTGATGCTACCAAGGAACTATCGAACATGATGTGTATCGTGATGTTCCACATAGAATCGATGCTGAATAGGGCAGGTGGTCGTGCGGTGGTATATGACCTTGCACAGAAGCCAAAGAACATACCGTTGGAAGATATTTTCTACCATGCCAAGGAAGGGGGTATCATCTTCATCAATACCAAAGAAGAGGGTAGTCAGCTTTCGCGAGGATTCAATCAGTTCCAACAAATTGACTTCACCTTATCCAGTTCTATTGAACAACTGTTTCGTTTGAAAGCAATGTTGGAAGACACCATGTCTAGCATTACCGGCATCAATCCAAACAGAACTGGTGAAGGTCACCATGACGAAACGGCCAAGAACAATAGCAGCAAAATTCAGCAGTCTACTTACATCACCCAAGCGATGTATGACGACCACTACAAGGTAGTACAGGATGTGTTTAATGAGTTGTTGAACTTGGTGAAAATTGCATGGAATGACGACAACGAAAGGCTCGTCACAGTATTTGGAGATAGAGGACGGGAAATAATCAAATTGATGAAAGACTGGTTGGGTCACCATTACGGTCTGTATATCAAGAACTCTCAAAAGGAGAAAGCCAAAAAGCAAAACATTATGGACCTTGGGCGCCAAGCCCTTGCTTCGGGCCAAATAGGGTTTGAGCAAATCCTAATGATGGGCAATAAATCGAACTCTAAAGAAATAGAGCGCGTATTCAAAAAGTCCATGGCAATTATGAAAAAGGAATCTGCAGCAAGTCAAAATGCTAAGATGCAATCAGAGGAAGCTGATAGGCAGTTAAAGCGCGAAGAGATACAGTCACGCATTGTAGCTGCACGTATTGAAGCTGGTGCCTACGTGGAAACGAAACGTCTGGAAATATCTGCGCAGTACGGATTAGCCGACAGTCAGAACATGACCAAGCTTGCACAAGTAGCCGCTGAGAGCACGAACTCACTTGATAAGATAGTCGAAGAGGCTAAGGTAAAATCAGGCGAGGAAATGGCTGCTATGCAACCACAACAACTACAAAATACAAATCCGCAACAGCCTGTTGCAACTGAATAAGGTTTCTCTCTATATTTGAGCGCACCTAAAACTAATGATATGGTAGTTGACGCACAAGGTAATGTAGTGGCCGCAGAACCCCAAGGGTTCGATGCAAATGCTTTCTTGACAGGAAGGAATACAGAGGTACTTGGAGGTAAGCCAGAAGGGGCTGCTGCTCCGATTGTACAACAACAAGTTCAAGTAGATACGCCAGCGCCAGTATCGGCTGCTAGTGTAGCTCAAGCAGAAGCAGAAGCCGCTTTCAACCTTACGCTCTCTCAACATGCGGCAAGTCGTTTGACTGAACGCTTAGGTGTTACGGACGAAAATCCATTAACAGAGGATCGATTACTCGAATACTTTGACAACATAGAGCGTAATGAATCAACCCTACGCGCTCAATTGGTGGAGAGTGGAGTGTACGATAGCGAAGTTATCAAGGACATTGAAAAAACTAAGGCGCTATCAAAAGAGGATGCTGTAAAGCAGCACCTAATTGCTTTAGGTTTGGATGAAGAGGATGCAGCCACTCGCGTGGAAATCCTAGAGAGCACTGGTGGAATTGACAGCATTTACAACAAGTATGTCGCTTCATTGGATGCTAAAAAACAAGTAGAAATTGACCGCCTTAAAGCAGAAAATGCACAGGCGATAGATAAACGTTCCCGTGGTTTGAACGGCTCAATGAGTCAGGAAGAAGCGGGAAAGCTCACCACTCTGCTCAATGAGCAACTACAGGACGTGAGCACGATTGCTGGTGTGAGTTTTGGCTCTACACCAGAAGAAGCCCAAGCAAACAAAGCTGCTCATGTGGAGTACTTAGTTTCTGGCAAGTTTGAAAAAGACCTTAGAGAAAACCCGACTGTGTATGCACAGATGGCGTTTGTCTTTAAGAACCTCAAGACCATTCAGAGCGTTGCTATTAGCAAGGGCGCTGAGTTGGGTAAGGCTGCGATTCTAAGCAAGATTCAAAATCCAACGACACCAAAATCAGGGCAACCCCCTGTGCCGATGGGTAATGGAGCTGCTTTTGATCCAGTAGCATTTAATCAAGGACGACAAGCGGCTCAATCTCAAAAATAAAGCCTACTTCGTCCTTAAATCCCATTTGTTATGATTGTAAATACAGGTAATTCTAGCACTTCGGCTACAGAAGCCAATTCGCTGATCACCAATTTGCTCAAGTACCCAGAAATCAGTCCAGTAGTAACGGACTTGTTTCCTCAGTATTCTTTGAACTACTTTATGGAGAACACCAAAAAGTATGCGAAGGAAGTTGAGTACGGGTCAAACAGCGTAAGTTGGTTCCTAAAAGGACGTAGGTCACGTCCAAGTATCATTGACCCTGCCTACACTGGTTCGGCTACTGCAGGTGCTGGTAACACAGCTTTTGTGGTTGACTTTGCCCCAGGTGAATTGCATCTTTACCCTAAAGCGGTTGTTCGCTTTCCGGGCGAAGTGAATGCATGGGTAGAAAGTATCTCTGGCCTACAGGTTACTTTCCGTTTACAGGACAATAGCTCAACGCCTGCCACTGTAGACTTGTCTGCACCGGGCGGTATGACTGTTGGTATTATCGGCAACATGAACGAAGAAGGTTCTGCTCGTGGTTACGGCAACCAAACGTTCCCCGATCAATACACCAACTACATGGGCATTTACCGCCAAGAAATGGAGATCACAGGCGATGCCTTGACCGACAAGCTTTGGATTGAGTACAATGGTCAAGCGTTATGGTATCACCGTCAGTTCGCTGAATGGATGGAAGAGATTGAGTACGAGCGCGAGCTTGCACGTATCTACATGCACGCTACTATGAACAATGCTGGTGTTGCGTTCCAATACGAGCCTGTGAGTGGCAAGCCGTTGATTCATGGTGATGGTCTGTTGAAGCAGATTGGTTTGAACAACGTTGACACCTACTCAGGTGCTTCTTTGAGCGAATCGCAAATCACTACGTTCCTTGCTGCTTTGTCTATGAATACAGGACAAGGTCAAGAGTACTTGGTACTTGGAGGAACTGCAGGTATCTTGGCATTCGAGAATGCGATGAAAGCTTACGCTCCATCATTCGGTGCTCAGTTCGCAATGTCAGGTGGTGGTAATGTGACCCTTGGTGCAAACTATCGTTCATTCGTAGGTTTCAATACCAAGTTGACTATCGCTCACAACCCATGTTTTGACGATGTGAACATTCACGGTAACGATATGGTGACTAACGCTTTTGGTGTATATCCAAGAGAGAGCTACCGTTTGTTGTTCTTGAATGTGGGCAAGCAAGGAGTGAGCAACTTCAACTTGGAAATGGCTGTGAAGTCTGCAGGAGGAATCAATCGTGGACGTGTTATCAAATACGTGAACGGTATGATTGACCCAATGAACCCAAGCAGCATGTATGCCGCAAGCGGTGATGACAAATTCAAAATTGAATACTTGTCACACACTGCATTGGTATTGCGCAACCCATGGAGTTGCGGTATGTTAGTACACGCCTAGATTTTAATTATTAACCATTCTAAAACCATAGCACCATGAGTACTGCAGTGCAAGCAAAAAACCTAGTAACTATCAGCTTTAAGGATAAGCCGGGTAAGATTACTTTACGTGACCACACCAACATTAAGGGTGATGACTTCTTTCTAAAAAATAAACGTGGAGAATCTACGTCATATACCTTAGACAGAACTCAACAATTCAACTTGGAAGATGCTTTCGACAAGCAGATAGTTGAAGGGTTCCGTAATCATCCTGTATTTGGTAAGGCTCTGATAATTAAATCAAGAACCGAGGAAGCCAAGAAGGTGGTAGTAACCTATGACTTGATGGAAGCCGCTGGCACATTCATTAAGAAAATGGGTGCAGGTGTAGGAAGTTTCGCACGAGTACTTGGGGTGCATGTGAATGGTTTGGATGCTATTGAAATCAAGGCTCGCTTGTTGGAGATTGCCATGAAAGACCCACAAAGAATCTTAGATTTGAAGGAGGATCCGAACTTCTCTCTAAGAGTGCTTTTAATTGAAGGTTTGTCTGTGAATGTGTTTACCCGAAGAGAAGGTATCTACATGTATGGAACGACATCATTAGGTTCAACGGAACCATTGGCTATTGAGTGGTTAAGCAAAAACACAGACCTTACGCCAGCTCTCCGAAAGGAAGTTGACGGTAAACTCAAATAGGAATGACTATTGCCCAAATGCACGACCAGTTTGACTTGGGTGTAGACGAGAGAAACAACGCTCGTTTTACGCCACCTGAGAAAGACGAAATATTGAATCGTGCATGTTGGGCATTAGCCAGAGAGTACTCTAAAGAGTTTGAGAGCAATGAAGAGTTCAGGCAGTCCTTGGCTAAATTAGTCGAGGTACTGCCTGTGACTTTTACACAAACCTTGAATACTGCAGTTGCAGACCTTGACAGTTTGGTAGTTCCATTTGCATCGACAGGTAGTGAAATAATGTTCATCTTATCGCTGAACGTACAGATTACTGATAACTGTGGTAGAATCAATCGGAGAGCAGTGCGGCCTCACATGAGCAATGATGAAGTGCACGTTACTAATGACCCATTCAATCAACCAAGTGCCAGAGAGCCTAAGCTTCACATGGAACATAATGGCACGCAATTTCGTAGAAGAATGAGGTTGTATGTAGATGGGGATAATGGTACAGCACCGTTTCCTGTTGTTGGTCCAGCCACAGTAAGAGTACTCCGTACACCACGTTTGATGAATATTTCATCGTCACCTGCGATTGATTGCGAATTACCCGCATATTTGCATCAGGAAATTGTGAATAAGGCAGTAAGCTTTGCCTTAGAAAATGTAAGCTCAGACCGCTTGGCGGAACATTCACTTCTCAGCAATGAGAAACCCTAATACCTTATTATCATGGCTATTGTAAAATATCCTCACGAAGAAGTAAACATGCTTGTAGATGCTGCTGCTGTACCTGCTGCTGCAGCTGGTGTGTTTGCCGTATCCTCTACCATCAGCTTTCCAATGAAAAGCATTGATTCGGTAGAAGCATTTACGAATAGTGCTGGTGTGGCTCGCGTGGTTACGCTTACTCCGTCTGCAGGTGCTTGGACTGCCGGCAGCACTATTAAAATTGGCGTTCATGGTTTTAATGATGGCACCAATGGATTTGGACCACAGTACTGCACCGTAATTGTGCCTGTTGGTGGATTTGCGAATGCTACTGCATGGTGTAATGCTGTTCGTTCTGCGGTTGCTGCAAAATTCCCATTCCTAACTGGTTCGGGAACTGCTACTGTAATTCTTACAGGAGCATCTACAGGTTCCGACATTGGTAAGCCTTTCAAGATTACCACGTACACTGACGACCCTGCACGTACCATTGCCACAGTAGTTACTACTGCAGGTACAGCGCCATTGGGAACTGTTGCTCAAGTAGCAGCATTGCTTCCTGCGGAAACCATCAGTGTAGCGCACAACTTGGTAAAAGTGAAGCGCACATTGACTGGTGATGATGGAACATCACGCAAGCAGTTGGTTAACCTTTGGGTTGACTTTTCAACTACTGCTACGTTGGCCGCTGACATCGTTGCTGCATTGACAATCGTTACTACTCAGACTACAGACGAGAGCGGCCCTGCTCAAATCATCGCAGTCTAGTACTTCGAATTGGTTTAGAATTGGAAAGGGGGGTACGCAAGTATCTCCCTTTCTTTTTGTTTAGATTTGAACCATCATGGCAACACTACTTCAAGACATCTACAACATCAAGAATATCGCGGTACATGGCAAAACATCCACGACAGATGCATTGCGTGAATCGCAGGTAAAGCATTGGATTCAATACTATCGTCCTTTGGCTATTGAACAGTTATTCAAAACTGTAGACAGGACTACTCACATGCTATGGCAAAAGACAGGATGCCTAGAGCTTACTGCTGTAGATATGGCTGAGTGCCCGTGTGAGGATATTATGTGGGGGTGTAGCATCTTCAAAGTTGACATTCCTAAAGCGATAGACTTAGGCAGTCGTCCTGCAGTATCGGTTACAGCAGTTGATGGACTTCATCACATTGACCTAGTGAATCCATCGGCAATGCTTATTGCAAGTCACGCTAAATGGACGGGGGTAAAGGACAGAGCCTATTTGGATAGGTCAACCACCGAAGGAATGATGTCGCTCTACATCGGTAGTGCCAATGAGGATTTACAATACATTAAAGTGCGTTTAATCGCAGACGACCCCACTCTAGTTACTACAATGATTGGCTCCCCTGGGTCGTGTACTGAGCGTTGCTTTGACATCGATAAAGATGATTATCCAATGACTGGCCAAGTGAGGGCATTGGTTTACGATATGATTTTCAAGAAGGAATTAGCCTTGACGAATCAGGCCATTGAGGATATTTTGAATAACAACAATGAGGATAGGCAGTACCTATCTGTCAAACAAGTTTTAGAATCCCTTGGCGAAAATGGAAGAAGGAGCAACAACCAAGTGGGTACATCCACTGGGGGTAGAAGAAGTAGAGGTTAACCATAAGGCATTTGCACAACTTGTAGCAGATGAATGTGGGTACTCAGCCAGTACGTGTGAGCGCGTAATGGACTGTTACTGGAAAAACGTATTGGACGTTTTAGAGGAAAGCAAAATGGTCAGTGTATACAACATTGGCATACAATTGATTTTAGCGGTGATTCCAGCACCTATAGAGCAACGCTTAAGATATCCTCGTGAAGAGAACTTGGCCGTCATTAAAACCAAGCCTAAAAAGAAGTATCTAAGGTATCAGGTACGTGTGGCTAAGTATCGATATTACAAATGGCTCTGGATGAAAAACCAAGGGCATCAATTCATTAAACTTAAAGGCGATGATTCAGAATAAAGCTTCAATTTATCAAGCCATTGACATGGCCAGACGTTTACTAGAAATAGAGCAGATGGGTTCTATCATGTCCGACTTCATAGAGTGGGCATGGGATGGTGAAAAGAAAATAGGTTCGTCCGTTACGTTCACCCGTAAGGAATGCTTTGTCGATATAGATGAAAATGGTGTGGGATGCTTGGAAAAAGATACGCTCTATATCCTAGGCATTGGCAAGACAGGCATGAAGATGGAGCAGTCTACTGCAGACTTTCAATTGTTCAATAAGAAATTGGTGAACAACAATACTGGCTTTGCAATGGCCTCTACTGCATCAGCAAGTCAATACCTAGATGCATTGTATGGGTTCTACAACAACAGCCCAATGAAGTTCTCTGTGCACAATGGACACATTTACATGGCTGGATATAAATCAGGTCAGGTGGCTATTGCATACAAAGGGGTATGCCTTGACGAAGAGGGTTATCCATTGGTAAATGAACTGCATGTGGAAGCGTTAGCAGCGTTCCTAATCTATATGTACATACAGCGTGAATATCTGCGTGGCAGAGCGCCTAAATACCTGCATGACGATATGAAGCTTCGCTGGCTAGAGTTATGCGTACAGGCACGCTCTGAGGACGAAATGCCAAACCCACTAGACTTACGCATACTTAATGGCATCTGGAACAATATGCTACCATTGGCCGACCTAAATAATTTCTGATTATGGAACATCAAAACGAATTTTCTGGCGGCTTAGACCGTGGAACGAATGAGCGCACACAGATGGAGAAAACCATCTTTGACAGCGTAAACGGTCAGTTGTACTTTGATTCTACGGGCAATGTGATATGGCGACCATACAATGGAAATACCCAAATGTTGGTATTCGATTGTGAGCAAGACGATCCGGTAACGCTGGCTGCTGTCGATACAGGCATGAGCGCATTGCATACTCCCATAGGGGGATGTGCATTTGCTGATTGCTTCATCGTGATAACAGTACGCCAAACAGCAGGTGTGTATGATCCGATGATTATTTGGTTGTTCCAAGAAAACATTGATGGAGAAGTTTATGGTCAGGTGCTTTTATCTGACGTTGCTTCCACAGATAAATTCAATCAGAAGATATCGAACAACATTCGAATGCGACCTGTTTACGAAAACGATGAACTGTATCGTATCAAGTGGGTGGATGGTGTGGAAACCAACAGCAATCCACCGAGGTCACTGACTTTTAGCAAGACAGGAACAGTAACAGGCCCAACATACAACGGAGCGACTGTCACAGGTCGCTTTTCTGTTTTTACAGTTTTGGGTGTTGTGACACCTACATTGACCAATCTGATGGCTCCATTCAAGATGGGAGTTATCCATTTTCTAAAGCGTGTAAAAGGTCAATTAGCTTCGGGCCGATTCATATATCTCTACAGGGAAATTTTGGAAGATGGATATCGTAGTCCATGGAGTCACCATAGCAATCCTGTTTTCGTAACTACGGACATACAGGATGGCACCAACATGCACTTGTTTGAAATGGAAGGTAGTAATGAAACTACTGTACATGGTAACCGTGTAGGTATATGGGGTGTGGATATAGCGTATGAAACGTTGGAAGTAGCCTATGTGTATATCCCTGATGATACGAATATACCTACAGTGGCCGCTTCATTTGCATTCGTAGAAATCAATGGTAATGGCTACATCGAAGTTGACCATACTACGATGTCAGGAGAGCTGTTGAACGTAGCTGAGATTATCGCATTACGATTGAATCTGACAGCTGCTCAAACTGTAGAAGTAAAAGACGAACACTTGTGGCATGGCAACTATAAGGTTGGTAATTTATTGCTTACTGATAATGAGATAGAAGATGCTTTGGCTGGATTGAAAGTCATTCACATTTTCCGTGATATGCCTATTGATAGAAAAGGTAAAACCGACAAGTTCACAACTGCAGACCCTATAAATTTATTCAATCTACTATTAGAAACTAGAGATACTAAGTTTGCACTAAATGATGTGCAAGAGTTCACATTTCCAATTGATGATGATTACTGTGGGTATCGTGGTCAGCAAATCGATCACACGTATGTAGGTTATCCTCGTGATGAAACAGAACGCTTTGGTATAGTGTTCTATGACCTAGTGGGTAACCCAACCAATGTAGAGCACCTTGGTGATTACTATTTTCCTAAAATGTTTTTAGGTGGTGATGGAACTAGCGACCCTGCAGGTACACCAGTAGCCGTAGCTGATGCTGCTCTCATAGCAAAAGCTTTCAGAATCCGTAGAGATGATACCACTACAGGTACAGGTGCATTAGACCTTGATAATATCCTAGACTTAACTGCACTGTCGTTGCATAAGCGTTCATGGCTTACTACTGGTGGAGCTGATGTGCACAGCATAAGCGACCCAACACTTGAGCGTGCTGTGGCAGATGGTGACGACCCATTGACAGACACAATGCAGCTGTATACAAATATGCCACAGTCTTATGCGCGTATACAGGGCATTAAGTTTTCTGGTATTGACATAACCGATATTCGCGATAAAATCAGTGGGTATGCTATTGTGCGTTGCCCTATTGAGTACTCAACTATTGCTCAAGGATTAGTTTCTCCTACTTCAATAACAGACGACCAAGGTGACCAAGAAAGATTAGGCCCTTGGCCAAGACCTAATTTGGCATTCAGAGATTATGGTGTAGGTTCATTTGGTGCAGCACCATCAGATAATGATGGAGAGTTTCGAGCAACAGGATGGGCGCCAATACGCTTATGGGATAGGCAAAATGGGTTTGGTGTATATTTGAATGGTACATCGGACTTTTTCTCTATGTATATTCCAGAGATAATGTTTGGCTCACCTATGCCTACTTACAACCAAGGACAAAAATTTGAGTTGGTGCAAGTGTGTTGGGAAGAGTATAACTGTGGTCAGGAAGATGCAGATACGCTTTATCCAACTGGTATATTAGCTCCACTTGGTCCATGGCTATCGAACAACTTTGACCTTTCTAAGCACTCATGGCATTTGCTTGTGAATACTCGAATACATCATTTCAATATTCCGCCATTACCTGCATCACAACCTTATTCATGGAATTTCCATTCTGAGGATCAAGGAATACCATTTGATGCTACGAATATAATGCCAGCAGCTTTATATGCCTCATCTTATGGCGTGTCATGGGGAACGTTAGGACAAGCAGAAGCTTTGTTCCCAACATACGGCACCACATTTACTCCTGATTGGTTGCGAAAAATAGGAATGAATGAAAAAGAGTATGGCATTGACCCGTCATATCCATCTCGTTTCTTTCACAATATGAAATGGTATTATCATCCAGAAAATTACGACCCATTTACAACAACTCCGGATCAAGATAGGCATGATGATTATTATGGAGGAACACGAGATACCGCCAATTTATTAGCATACTATTTTGACGAATCAAAACGTCAAGCTGTAGGCCACGATAATACGATTCTATTTCGCAATACAATTGCTATGAAATATTGGAATGACACTCCTTCTCCATGCACACACTTTATGGCATTTCCTATGCCTACATGGGCGCATGAAACATTAGGTGGTTCTGCAGTTCCAGCCGCTAATGCTTATGCGCATGATGCTAAGAGAGGTGCTACTGCTCGGTGGATGGTAAACTGGAAGCGTGAGCTTGGCTCACCTTATGGCGGTAATACGCAAAACACATTGCAGTTCAATATCTTCATTGGCACTGGTCACTTTCAACCTGTAGGGAATGATGAATTTGACACATTGATGGGTGCTGCTACTCCTGACATAATTGATGATGCAGAAGTATGGGGCGGTGAATGCTGGCTCGACTTACATGCAGGAACGTTTATGTACCCTAGCTATTCGCATGATACAATCGCTGACCAAGATGGTACCGGCTACAAGATTGATTCATTTGGATTCATACTTGCATTTCCACACGAAGCAAAACTCAATCTTGCTTTAAGGAATGCACCATCACCTGGGAATCCTATGTCGCCAAACGCAGGGTTGCGCTCATGGAAAATGTACAACAACTTTGCTGGTGCAGGTTCCTCACCTTGGACAGACAAAGGCCTGTTCCATTATAGTGGATTAAATGGTGATGCAGAAGATGCTTCCAAGCACTTGATTGAAGAGTTCTTCATCAATGAGGTAATGGGCTATCGGGATAAATTCAAGGGCTTCACAACGCTTCCTAGAGGATTTAGAGCGATTAAACATTGGCCGCAACGGTGGGCGTATAGCAATCGTAAAATCTACGGTGAATTGGTTGATGTGTTCAGAGAGTTTCTTGTCGCCAATTACCGCGACCTCGATGGTTCGTTTGGTGCAATCATGGCCAGTGCAAATCATTCGGACAAAATCATTTCATTCCAAGAATTGGCCTATGGTCAATTGAGAATCTATGAGCGCACGATTATCCCATCAACCGAAGGTCAGATTACTACAGGCGATGCAAGCGTAATTGATGGCATCAAGTATTCCACAGACCAAATTGGTTGTCAGCACCCCGAATCTGTGGTGATTACACCAGAGGGTGTATATTGGGTTGACTGCTTTGCATACTCCATTTTTATGTCGCAAGGAGAGAATGCTGTCAATCTTTCCGACAAAGCTGGAATGAATCAATACCTCCGCGAATTACTATGGAGATACATTGGCGGCCGTAGCATTTATGGTGAAAAAGGTGTGGCCATTGTCGGTGGGTACGACCAACGCACTAAGCGTGTGACCATGAGCTTTCCTTCGATTATGAAGTATCAGGTTCACAGTCGTGGTACTGCTCCATACGACAGCAATCGTTACAATTGGTTTGGGCCCGTGTATACTACAGTGACTATTAGCGGTAACTCACATCAACGAGCTCGATTAAAGCCGTTGGATAAAGGAAGTGATGTCGCACAGGACGTTACGGCTGGATATGTGCATATCAGCAATCAGGATATCCTTGTGATACATACATTGGGTTATGGTGCGGTGCCAGCTTATCTGTATATCGACTTGTATCAAGGAATTTATGGCAGCGATACGGTTACGCCATTAAGCAATACTGTGACTGAATTTTATTTGGTGTTGCCGGGCAAGACGGGAACGGCACCAAATCAAGGATGGGTGGTAGAGTTTGCGAATTACCGTGAAGGAAGCCCTGACTTGGTAACCCCTGCTATTGTAACTCCATTGGCTACATCAGTAACCGAAAAGGAAGGGTATATCTATCACAATGCGATATATCCGCACACACCACCAAGTCAGTCTATAGCAACTGATTCTGATGCAGCTGTGTTCCACTTGTACCGCGCAGAAAAGGATAGTCCTTTTCAAGTTCGATTGGTACAATCTAGCAGTTCCTTTGAGGATGTAGGACTAGGAATACAGATGCGTAATCGCATGGTGTACAACGAAGAGTTCAAAGCTTTCGAACCATTTATATCTGCAGGAGATATCTTCAACATCAATTTCAGAAAGAAGCGATATGCTGCTGTAGAAACTAGCGTAACTGATGGGATGTTCGTAGATGATTTAAGAAGTCCAGAGGTTCCGCGTTTGTATGGAAAGGAGTACGAAGCTTTCCTAGAGTTCATTGCAAATACAGGGTCAGCATTAGATAAGATATTCGATGCATTACGCCTTGACTCAAGCGACTTGGGCGATGTTAAGAGCGTGCGTTACTCCAACGAGAACAATTCAGTATTGATTATCATTGCAACTGATTCTAGCGTTCGGTACATTCGTAGAATAGGGCGAATACCAATTAGAAGGAAATGGCAATTGAGTAGGGTTACGGGTCATTACCTTCGCGTTATGGTTGAGATAAATGGTAAGCGAAACAAATTAGCGTACGTGAGTACTGCTAGAACTCTTTTTAGATTAAGCAATAAAAACTAAATCAGATGGCATACGGAGGTAAGTTTTCATCAAAAGAAGATCTGAGCGGTAACCGTCAGGCATTACAAGTAGGGCGTGATTTCAAGCCATTGTCGGGAACTGATAAGGTATGGGCCGACCTAGCAGGGATGAATGAAGATGGCTCATGGAATGATTGGGGAAAAGCTAGAACCCAAATCATGAGTTGGTTTACAGGTGGAGCTCCTGTCGATACATTTCATAATATGCAAGCTGCACAAATCATGCGTAATCGCAATGATGATTATGGCAGGGCGTATGACCAACATGGAGAAACGCTTGAGAGCAATCGGCAGTCTGCATTATGGAATAGAGATATTCAAGGTGGATTGGCAACTGCAGAGATTGTCAGCATGGGTAGCTCTAGTCCTATCACAACCACCGTAGCTAAAGGTTTGAGTGAAGGTGATGTATTTACCGACGCACTAGGTACAGAGGGTAAAGTCACAGCTGACGACATGACGCAAAAAGCCGATGAACTAGAGGGCTACACCACGCATGACGATATAAACGTAGTAGATGCTACTGGCTATGGTTTGAGTGAACAGGATAGGAAAGCATTGTCGGAGCGTACTCAAGCAGATAAGATTTTGAATAAAGCAGGTGGCTCACTTGTGAATAAAGTTGACCCTGTAAATCTAGCGTTGCAACAAAACCAACGTAATACACAGAATAGCTTTGCGAATAATCAATCATCTGCTACTATGGCAGAGATAGAAGCAAAACAACAGGCAGGAGATTTTGCAGATAAAATTCCTGTGGTTGGAGAATTTGCAGCTTCAATTTACAATCAGGACATTCAGAACGATGTATGGTCGGCTACCATGAATGATGCAATCAATAGACTAGATAGAAGTTTCATGCTCGATTCGGGCGAATACATGTCATAATGATACAAGGACCTACCCCCAAAGAACGCTATGCTACATTACTAGCCAAGGCTAGAAATGGTCAACTACCATTTAACCAACAGCAGTTAGTTGATATTTTCCAAAAGCTGATTATTAAAGCCGATAATACACCTGCTCAAGCAGTAGCTAGTGTAGACCTTGGCTTTAATCATTTGGATAAGATGCTTGAGAATTATCAGGGGTCTATCGACAAGCTTGGCACTAGTGTAGGCTCTAATCATTCTGCAGATGCTATTAAAAACAGCTATCAACTGAACGATAAATGGGCCAAGTATTTTGATGAAAATGACATCAACTCGGAAGCGTTTACTACTGACGTTCTTAGAGAACTAACGATAGGCAAGCTAGAAGCGTATGTTAATCACGCAAGTGACCTCAATGCTTATGGTAAATCAAAAGGTGTTACTGCTCAATTTGAGATAGGCAAAGGGCAAGTAATTGCGAAGTCTGTACCTAGCATGCCACAGGTAGAACGATTGGCTGCTGTATCTGATTTTAAGTTGATAGAAGCTGAAAGAAAGGATGCAGCACGCAAAGCATTGAAACCCGGCATTATTTCAGATGCAAGAGCGTGGTTAAGCGACAACTACAATGTTGCTCAATCAATAGAGGAAGCTAAAGAGTCTGGCTTTAAGGCTTTGAATATTCAAAAGCAATCAAAGGTTATTACAGCGAATCAGGCTGCAGACCAATATCATGAACTCAATGCACTCAAAATTGGTGAAGATGGTTCACTTGATGCTGTTAAAGCGTACAGAGAAAAGCCCGTAACGCAGCGTATTAAGAGTGGTGGTCAGAAGCTTGCGGAAGCTGTCGCACAAGAAGAGGAAGCACAAGCGCAATCACCTTTAACTATTAAGCCAAGACCTGCCGCGGCATCTACGCAGACAGCTACTGCGCCAGTAGCCAAACCAAGTGCACCAGTAGCTAGTGCACCAGTTATTGACCCATTGCCAAAAGGAGTTCCTACAGGGCCATACGATGCTCAAGCCCCAACGGGTGCTACTGACCAACAGGGTTTGCCAAGTGCCCCACAAGTACAAGGCTCATTAAAACCAACTGACCCCAGTGCTCCGTTAATTCCAAAGCAACCACTTACCTCAGGAGTGGCTTCTCGTCAAGCGGCAATAGCAGAAGCTAAGAATGCTGCAGGTCAAGTACAGGATAAAGTCACAGGACAATGGCATGATAAAAACTCTCCCGAAGGGCAGAAAATTATGGCTGCATACAATACTGCTATAGCGGCTAATACTGCACAGACAGCAGCGCAAACAGCAGCACAGACTCCATCGCCACAAGGGAGTGGGCAACCACAACCTGATCCAGAAAAAATGACTGGACAATTCCAAGAGGTACTGGATGCGATGAAGCGTGGTGATACCAAAGGAAGTATTCTGAATGCTGCATCATTCCTACAGGACTTTACAGGCATGGTAGCAGGGCTGAATCAGATGGGCGACTCACAGCTTGAGGACTATGCTCCATCGAAGTATCTGAATGAAATGGTGCGTGTCACGCGCAACATGGCTGAAACAGGTACACCAGAAATTGTAGAGGAACAGCAAAGAGCTGATGTAAGAAGAGGGCTGGATGTTGATTTGGGCGTTGTTAAACAAGCTGCAGGTGGAAGTGGTGGTGCAGTTCTCGGAACAAGGTTTCAATCTATCAGAGATTACAATGATGCATTGGCTAAAGTGTCAGTACAGGATATGGAAGCTAAGTTTCGTGCTATGCCTATGTACATGGATGCCTTGGGTCAAATGGAAGCCGCACACAAAGAGCGTTATGCCAAGCGTTACGAAATGGAATTGGCTAGGCAGAATGCTGCTGCAGACTTGGTAAGTGGTAGTATCAAGAATATGCATAACGCAGCGCAGATGGAACAGTACTATGGTGCTGGTAGTGTCAACGCAGTTCTAAAATGGGCAGATGCTACCAAAATAGCCAAAGAGCGTGACAATATGGTAGTAGGTGGTAACGCATTGGCAGAAAATTTAGATACAACTAGCGGTGTAGGTCAAGGAGTAATGCCCACTTACACAGGAGGGTCAGGTGTAGGTCAAAGTCCTATTGTGAATAAAGTCGGAGGTAAATAATAAATCAAGCAGTCATGATAAATCAAGGAGCTAGAACTCGTGCAATGAATGTGGAAAAGGATTTCTCCATTGCACTACAAGGTCAACGTGACCAACGTGAAGCACTCAATCGTGCTCAAGATGAAACCAGAAAAGACAATTTGGAATACGATGCTTTCTCCAAAGAGATAGCTGACCAAATGGGTCAATTCGGTAAGCTTGATATGCTTGAAAATGATGTGGCCGCGATACGTGGCGTAGAGCAAAGTGCTAGAAGTAAAGTTGCTGAATTGCTCCGTAAGCATGGTGGTGATGTACGTGCATTTATGCGTGCAGGTGGAGGTAAAAGTGCATTGGCCAATTATGCCAATACAATCAAGAACAGTAAAGAATACGGTAGTGGTGTATTCAATGCGCAAACATTTGACCTGATAAACAAGGCTGTAGAAAAAGGAGAAATACCTAATTATGTGGACATAGGCACACCCGATATGCCAAACCTAATTCCCATGCAAGAAGCTGTGAAACTCAAGGCGATGGGCAAGATAGATAGGGTGGCATGGAATGGTTCGTTTAAGCCTATGCAAATTTCCGACATCGCAGACATGACTAGGAACATTGTAAATCAAAGTGCTGATGCTAGAGAAGCTACTCCAAATGAAGTAAGAGCGATGTTCCGCGCTAAGAACCTACCTGATTGGTTTGTGGAGCAACAAGTAAACCAATATGAAAAAGAGTTTTTTGGAAAAGGTGGAGCCAAAAATCCTCTATGGATAGATGGCAATCAGGGCTTACGTCAGATACGTGAGAACAAATTGAATCGTGATGCTAGTGCTGATGCATTAGATAAAAAGTATGCAAATCAAACTATGCCAATAGCTCCAAGTGCTGAGGCATTACGCAATCCAAATAATTGGATGCAGCATCCAGTAGAACGTAAAGTTGCAGCACCTACAACGATGGGTCTGTATCAAACAAAATTTTATGAAGAAGAAGATCCTCAAATGGCTACTGGCATTATGGTAGGTGGTAGGCCAAACAACGTATTGATAGAAGCTAAAAATGGTTCATTGACTGGCGTAAACATATCTGGTGACCCACAAATATTACCTGGGCGAATAGGTGGAACTGTAGCATCAATAGAGCAAACTTCTAATAACGCTTTTAAACGTAAAGACATGATGCATAAAGCCACAAATACAATTGATAGATATACTGGCGATGTAATGAAAGCTATTGTTCCTATTGGTAGTGGAGGAACACCAACGGCTGATGGTAAAAACGAAGAGGTTTATTACGCAAAAGCAATTATGAAAACTCCATTAGATGAATTAGAGGATGATGTATGGTTTAAGCATACAGGAAGCACTGGACATACAGAATCTACCAAAGGTGTATTTGAGGAATACGAAGCGTGGATTCCTTGCACTGGCAATGTGATTGAACGTTTAACGCAATCCAACCAATTAGGTAAGAAGCAAGACGAGGCTGCTGGACGGCAAATACAGTGATAATTTTCATCTTAGCTTTGGGGCACACTAAGACCTTAAAGCTATGGATGAAGAATTGTTGCAACAGTTACTTGACGAGCAAGCTGCTCAAGAAGGACAAGTACAAACTCAAACGGCAACCGCACCTGTGCAAGCCGAAGTTCCCACCCAACAAGTAGGAACTCAAATTAGCCCTATGAGAAACCCATTCATTACGCAACAGCGTAGGGATAGGGTTCCAACCAATAGCTGGATGGATGTAGTGATAGATGATCCAGTATCATCTGTGAAAGATTCCCCTGATGCCAAACATGTAGAAACGTTGAGTGATGAAGAAATCGCTCAGCGTTTGGAGTTTTTCGCCAACCCATCTAGCAATCCACAATGGATGAAAGAAATGGAGCAAGACTCTGCAGGGTTTTTCAATGCGCGTAATGCCACCATTGAAGAAGCTGCAAAGCGTGAGAAAGAAATTAGTGGCAAGGAAAAAGACCCTAATGACTTCTGGAAGGAATACAATGGCCAGTTTGATGATGGCTCTGTTGGTAAAAAAGAACAGGACAAACGCAAGCTTGATACCTACTCTGCCAAAATGAAAGAGCAAGGTTCCTCTGATGAAGAAGTCGGAAACTTGGAATCTATTTGGAATGAATTGAAGAAAGCGAAAACAGGCGTGGAGTTAATACCACACGCTTTGGTCAATGCTGTAACTGGTGTGCAAGAAACCATACACGACATGTCTATGGATGTAGTGTCGATAATGTATGGTTTAACTCCAAAAGAAACATTGACGTTCAAGGCTGTGATGATGGACGGTGCTACGGCAAAGTTCATGGCTACAGGAGAGCGCAAAGATTTGAAAGCAGACATATATGACCGTTTCAGAGCAGGCTTGACGGAATATATGAATCAAGAAAATGATACTGTAGGAGCATTACCTACTAAGACATTCAATAAATCATGGGGTGAGGGTGATTATGTTGGGTCTTTAGTTGCAGGTTTTGGTGGTACAATGGGCCTTGTTCCTTCGGCTGTTGTGGGTGTAGGTACAATGGGATATGGTATGGTGCCATACATGGCAGGTATGGCGGAATCTGATAAGGCTGTCAATTCTCGTTTAGCTACTGGAAAAGAATTAGCTGACGCTTATCGCGATGGCGATAATGACCAACTAATGTCCTGGACGACCAGCTCTATTGTTGGTTATATTGAAAAACTAGGGTTAAAAAAGTTAGGCAAAGGAATCGAAGAAGCATTTAATGGTAAAGCATTAAAGGATAAAGCAGTTCGATTCTTAAGCGACTCTGGCATTCAAGGTGCAACTGAAACATTCCAAGGTGGTATAGAGCACGTTGGTACTGCGTACAATAAAATCAAATTAGCCAATCCCGAAATGAGTGATGCCGAAGCTATGGCCAAGGCTGTCAAGGAAGGTGTATTATGGTATGGTTCTGGTGAAGCGTTCGAAACATTTGCTACTACAGCTCTAGGTGTGTCATACATGACGGGTGCTTCTCATGCTGCAGGTAAAGTATGGAGAAAGGCTACTGAAACTCAAGAGCAAAAGCTGGCCGCTAAACTGGATGACCCAAATGTTTCAGAAGCTAGTAAGACTATTCTCCGTGACAAGTTCAATCAGTTAAGGCAACAAGCATCTGCTGAGTACCAACAAGAGCGTACAATCTTCAAATCGTTATCAGAAGAAGAGCAGTCAGAGTTAGGTTCTTTGGCTAGAAAAGTAAAAGATGCGGGTCTAACATTAGCTGTACTTGACCCAGAGGTTGACCAAGATGCTATTCAAATTGCAGAACAAACCAAAGGAGAGTTATTGGCTCGTATTGATGCAATTAAAGCGCCTGTAAAAAAACAACTGTTAGAGAAGGATAAGGAGAAGCTTCGTAGTATGGGAGTTTATACTGTACCAATGGTTGATGGTGTTGTAAATCTTAATGCTAAAACGCAGCTTCATACAGAAGAGGAACAGAAGATTGCTGCAAAAGCTATTGACGAGATTATACAGACGGGGGTTAAAGAGAAGTTGCCTATACCTCAAATTGCAGCAAACATAGAGGCCTCTGGTCACATGGTAGGCGATGGGATATTGTTCACTACTCAAGAGTATGTGGAAATGGCTACTACTAAAGCATTGCCATCACTGATAGAAGCATTTGGAGATAAGACCAGTGCTAAGAATGTAGCAGTAGCAACTACAGAACTGCCTATTGAAGTGTCAACTGAAACTGCACCAGTAGAAGAAGTTGCTTCAACTACAGCTGTAACTGAACCAATTTCAAATGAAGCTGTAATTGCTGATATCGAACAAAGGAGAAGTGAGGAATTGGAATCAAATGGTTTGAATCGATTACTACCACTGAATATAGATGATGATCCTGTTTTGCAAAAAAAAATTGACCTTCAAAAAGAAATTGAAACTAAGTATGCTACTGAACTTTCTCAAGTTAAAGTACAAGCAGTAAAAACTCCAAGTACTAATGCACTAGTACCGCCCACAACATCCAAAGCTGATGAAGTAATGGCTGCTGCTAAAGCTGCTATCGAAGGAGAGCGTGAAGTAGATGATTTACCCTTTGGCGTGAGTTCCGAAGCAAATAAAGAAAATGAGGCTGTGGCTACTGCCAGTGAGGAAATACAGGCTGAATCCGAATCTGAGTTAAATAAAGAAGAGGAACCCGTTGCTGTAAAAAAAGCACCTGCTAAAAAGATTTCCAAACCTAAAGCACCTGCCAAACCAAAAGCCACCAAGAAACCAAAGGCCACTACTAAAAAGCCTGTAGCCAAGGAAAAGGAAAGTGCCCCAACTGTAACAAAGGAAGTTGCACCAGTAGCCGAATTACCAACCGACCCCGAAGCACGTAAAGAAGCAATTAAAGCGCGGAAAGCGGAGCTTATGAAGGGTATAGCAGAGCGATGGACAAGCAACAAATCTGGCATTGCTTCCTTGCCTGAGAACCAATCAGATGAAATGCGTCAGGACGTTGATGCTATTATTGAATTGGCCAAGTTGAGCATAGAGGAAATGGGCCAGTCACTCCAAGAGTTCGTGGACGAAATGGTAGTTGCCTTTGGAAAGAAGCACCCAAACATTACACAGCTCGCTACTGATGTTTACAATAGTGTAAGTCTAGGTGCTGATACAGCTACCAATGAAGTAAACGTATGGGTGAATGAATTTTTGAATGCTGAACCTACTATTGAAAGTAGTCAAGCAATGCCTGTAGCAGAAAATGAAGAGCAACGGAAATTACGTAACTCTATTCTAGCTGTAGTCGATAAAGCAATGCTTGCCGGTGGTGAATGGCTGCGTGAAAAAGACTTTAAGACTATCGGAGTAAACAGCCGTATGCGCAACTTTTTCAATAACCCTCATGCGTATATCATGATGAATGCGATTGATGGTTATTCAAGGAATTTGAAAGGCTACTCATTCATGAAAACTCTTCTGACCAAAGACGAAGCAATGAACATCATGCAGAATTTCGTTGAGGAAATTGACAAGATGGAAGAGCGTACTGGATTTAAGCTAGATAGTAAACGCATTAAAGCTCCATCGCACAATGATGTCAATGCAATAGTAGAAGGGTTCTTTAAGCAATTCCAAGATGCATGGATAAATAAAGACCCTGAGAGTTATGCCATCTTTGACCAGTATGCACAATTAGTTAGGGGTATTCCATCCATTAAGCCATCATTCCAAATGGCAGGACCAAATGAATGGTCAGACATAGGATTGAAGAGATTGGTTACAGGCCTATTCACAGAGTCAGGATTGATGCTAGATCCAGAGGACATTACTCAAACCTTACAAAGCATAGCTGCTAGTGTGCCGAGAGAAGGTGGTAATAAAGAATGGATCAAGCTCATGCGCTCTATAGCCAACGGTAAAAAAAGCCTAGAGCAAGATATAGCTGAACGTATGCTTAATCGTATTTCTGCACTGGTTGACCTTAATGCACAGAATGTAAACGATAGCGGAGAGCTTAAAGCTATCATCAACACATTGGCTAATATGGGTACTGACCAAGTAGTGGCCAGTGTCATAGGCACAGACGGAGTAGTACGCAGAGAAGTAATGAATGTATCTATGGCGCCAAAGGAGATTGCTTCTAATGTGCTAGGTATGATTGAGAAGTACATGAGCCAATCACGGGCTATAAGCGCATTCAATTCGCTCATTACTGAATACAAAAATATCAGTATGGAAATTACAGCACAGATTAAAGCTGGTCGTCCATTAACCGTAGCGCAAGACGTTGCTTATTCACGAAGATTGCTTGAACTGTACCATCAGCGTATCATCCAACCTTACGGTGGTAAGATGGATATTAAGGGTGACTATGTAGGCGAAGTGATTAAGTCTATACAAGAAAAAGAATCAACCACACCTACGTGGATTCGCGTAGCTGGCATGCTTCAAATTTTGGATAATGCACAAGCGAAACAGAGAATCAATAGCAACAATACAATTGATGTACTGGAAAGCACTCGCCCGTATTATGAGTTGCTAGGCAAGGTAATGGTAGAAGCAGAGCCTAATGCTACATCATGGAGAAATGCAGATGGCGAAAACGTCACAGCACAAGGCCCTAGAACCCACGTAGACTTGGTATCTGATAGCATGAACATCCCTACGGAAAAGGGTGGTACTACACCTGCAGAGAAGATGCTCAAAGTGGGCTTCTTTCAAAACAATCCAATACTCAAGTTTTGGAATAAGACTAAAGCTGTAGGTCGCCAAAAATGGAACGAAGGAAGTTTCAAGAAGGAGTTTGGTATGTCCATAGATAAAATGCGATCGGATGGAATACTTGCGGATAACCTAGTTGCATTCTTTGAAGGAACTAAAGACGGATATCAGCACATGTATATGCTGAATGGTGACCGTGACACGCGCTATATGTTCAATGCACCACTAATGAATGTGGACCAACTTGCGGAGCAATATGGCATAATCAACGGAAAATTCGATTCTAACTCACCCATAGTAAAGGCATTTGAAAAGCGTGCTGCAGATGCCGTGGCTCTAGGTGTAAGTAAAAAAGACGGATTGCTATTGAATGAGGAAGGGCTAAAGAGATTGAATGCAACATACTACATTCAATTCAAAATAGCAGATGGCAAATTTGTGGCTGATGGCGATTTGACTTTGAAGCATAGGTTAAATGCGACCAATACGTTGCTAAAAAAATTCGAAGAGTTGAATAAACAATGGGTGCAATATGATGGTATGTCATTGCGCTATGTGGATGCTGTTCAAGTTATGGCACGTAAAAATCCAGAGCTGGCTGAATTATTCAATCAAAACGTAGATGCCAATACACGTATGCGAAGATTAGCTGCGTTGTATGAGGGTAATAATACCATCAATGAGTTGGCGCTAACTGATGTGTTTGTAGGTGACCCAATCTATTTGCGCCCAGGGGCAAAAGCTTTGAAGGATGCAAAGAGTCAATCTACACGAGGTATGAACGTAGCATCTACAGTCGGTCCAGTTTATGTAGTTACGTTGAATGAATTACCTGCTACTGATTCTGGCGGATTCATGAACTCGTATATGAGTGAGCGTGCAAGCAATGGTGTAATCAATGGACTTGGGCCTAATATGAAGATAGGGTTCTTTGGAGTAGAACGCCATGGTAAAAATGCTGGACATGGCATGTCATTAAAAATGGCTACCATGAATGCGGTGCGAGGTAAAGATGGTAAGAACAAAATGGAATACGACCACGGAACTTCTGACCAGTACGCAAAGATGGCAGAGCTGATGGATAAACTCGAAGCTCACATTATGGCCACTACTAAAAGTGATGTACGTCCGAATATATTGATTATTCCACCTTCATCACAAAAGGTTTCCTCGCTTAGATTAAAGCCAATCAATTTGAATGAGCTTAGTTCTTTGAGTTTCAATGAAAGCAACTTCAAAAAGATTACACCGGAAACAGCTACGGTGAACTTTAACATCAACCATGATATGACTGATGGCGCTTATGCTAAACGCCAATTGGTACAGATGCTTTCCATTATACAGGAAGCGGTAGAAGGTAAAGAGCTACCTGACCGTAAGCAATTCATTGACAAGTTTCAAAACTTGATGGTGGATGTAATGAAGGAGCAAATGCGTAAGGAGTTTGGTAGCACTACCAATATCGGCCAAGTAGATGCACTAGCTAAAAAGTTAATTGAGCAAGTGTTTGGAAATGATATGTCATTCAGTACGAAAGCTGCACTACAGCATCTAAAGAACTTGTATGAGAATGAGAACGTTGACCACCACATAGAGGACGAGAATATCTATGGTACAGCATTAGGTAAGCTAACTCAAACGTTTAATCAAGTAGCCACTACAATGCAGCTTGACGGTGGCTCACTTCAAACATTTGCCGACCTTGAAACCGACCCTGATAAAAAATTGAAATGGGATGGCCTGACTACACCAGAGGTAATGGTTCCACCTGCAATGGGTAATGTCGGTGATACGATTATTCTTGCGCGTGTACCATCATCAGGTTCTGAATCGATGTTTGTTGGTAAGATAGTAGGACACTTACCTGCTAATATGAATGGAGCTAAAGTACCTGCAGAGTTTTTGCTGTACTCTAACTCTGACCACGATGGAGATATGCTTCATGGCTTCCTAAAAAATCAATCAGGACCAGCCAAGCAAGCATTTGTAGACTTCATGATGTCAGATGAAGCAATGCTTTCACAGACCTTCTTACGCAAGCGCGACCACCCATTGACCCTAGATGCATTGGGAACAGCCTTGAAGCAGGCAGGGTTAGCAGAAGTGCCCGTAAATCTGAATAGTGTAACAGGAAGGATGGCAGTTCTGGACAGCATGAATGCATCTACTTCTGCTATTGGGGTGTTTGCCAATGCTAAAAAGATATTCACCAACTTAACTGCTTCGGGCAAGAGTACTGTGGAGGAAACGCACATTCTCCTAAATGGAGTAATGGTTCCAGCGAGAAAGTACAGCCATAAAAACCTGACCATGATGGGTGAATTGCTACAGGCTGCACTAGATAAGTTTGACAAGCTTCTTCTCTCTCGAATGGGAATTGATATGTCAAACATCAATGAAATATCATTGCTTGCCAATTTGGAAACGATAGATGGGGATGTAATGTCGTATGCTGATGTCATTCAGTTACTGCAGACACCCGAAATGAAAGCCTATGTAGCTGGCATCAATGAATTGATTGGTCCATTTGAAGGAAAAGATACTGCATGGCCAGGTGATAAGACCACAATACTAGACGAGTTAATTGCTAGTGCTCAAGCTAAAGGCAATGATTTGAATGTGGATATCCTCAGCTTGATTCGCACAGCAGTAGTTGAGGGCGCTGCATTAACCTCTGTGGCATCTATGACTAGCATGGATAAGGGCATCAAATATGGCATGGGCCATGTGCTTCATTTGATGGATATGTATAACTCATTGAAAGCAGGTGGTAAGGGTTACCTTGAGTTATTTGATAACCCATTAGGAGAACACCATCACAAGGCTCTTGATATGTTTATCAAGACTATGCAAAAGCTTACGCTATCGTATGGTGAAGTAGCTATTGGTACTGCAAAAAATCTTTGGAACGCAATCGGGTTTCAAGAAAGAAGCCCAAGGCATTGGGATAAGCTTCTGACCATTAACAATAAGATGCTGAATGCCTCTGTGACGTTGGGTAAGTACGACAATCCATCAGCGTTTGTTAATTCATTTGGAGAGTTTCTGTATGGGTTAAAGCATGGTAGCGATGTGATGTACCCAATTAACTCAACTACAGCAGAAGAGATTGACAGCAGGGCTACTCTACAAGCTATGGAAATTGATGCTATCAATGCGCGTGAATCGTTGAAAGACAATCCAGTTCCTGTAATGCGTGAAGCTTATTTGAAAAAGATTCAAGACTATGTGATAGCACAGAACATGGTCAATAAGCTCACGAACAATCCTTTCATACGCAACATGTCCGTGTACAAGGATAAGGCAACAGGTAAAATCAATGTCGGCTTAAACAAAACAGCTAGAGGAATGAATGGCATTGATAAGCAAACCTTGCTTGATTCCTTTTCAGAGTTACCTACGGAATTTCAAGATAGGCTGCATGACTACTTGCTACTAAACTCAAACTCTAAGATTACCCCATCTTCCTTATGGTCACTATTGCCTAACAGTTCTGTAGAGCGATACAATACTGCAAGTAGATTGATGGAACAAAACAAAGGTCAGGTTACACCTACTGTTCGTCAAAACGTAGCTGCGTTCATCGAAGCTGTAATGTTGGATAGCCTGGACATGATAAAGGCTATTCGTATCAGAGCAGGTAGAGCATTTGAAAACACTTTCGTTTATGAAAAACCTCAATTATCAGAGGACGAAAAAACTTCTTTGCTCAACCGATTGGAAACATACTTCCCATTGTCAGCTCAATCTATACTCGATCAGTCGGGTGCAGTGTTTAAGGTAACACATCCTTCCACAAGCTTTGGAACAAAATTACTTGGAAAGATGATGTTTAATGGAACTCCATTGATACGTGTAGCGAATGCTAATGGTGATGGACATCGCTATTTTGTACTGGCTAAATCAGATGGAGCATTGACTACTGCAGGTGGAGTATTCACGAAAGGTGTTGCTCAAACGTATGTGGAAATCACGGCAGGCGTAAATGCTGCTGCAGCAAAAGGTACCAATGGATTTGTCATGGACGGAGATACCCGTTCACAGTACAATGCAGATGCTGTTTCAGAGGATATGCGTACACTATTCAAAGACCGTTTCAAAAATGTAAATGCAGATTTGAAAGAAGGAGTGCGCATGGAAACAGGAAATCACATGGGCACGATGAATGCGCCAGCTTCTGCTACACGAACTATCGCAAGTGACCCTAAGCTATACAATAAAATACTTAAGCGATTACAGGAGAAGTTTCCGAACATTCAAGTCATGGAGTGGGAAGCCTATCAAGCAAAGTATGGTGCTGCTCCGGGTATTGGTCAAGCGCGTCAAGCTACTATGCTAGATGGTATCGAACGTGCCGTTGCTTGGTCAATGTCAGAAGGACATATTGATACACCACCACACGAGTTTGCTCACCATTATGTATGGATGTTTAAGAATCACCCATTGATACAAAGGGGTATTGAATTGTATGGTTCAGAAGAAGCTTTGGTAGACGCGATTGGCAAAGACTATGTACGTCAGATAAACGGTAATGCAGTACAGCAAGCCTACTCTAAATTAGTAGCTGGCATGAAGGGCTTTGTTGAAAACCAAGCGGCTAAAGAAGGGTATGCGCAAGCGTTCTGGACATACATCAGGTCAATCTTTGGTTCTAATGACATTGCTCAGGTACTGGCATCAAATATGCTTGAGGGTAAAGAGCTAGAAGGTGGAGGTACATTAGCTAATGAAGTAGGCAACATGGTTGGTCGTACACAGCTACGTTCTAATGCTCGGCAGTTTATGGATAGCGATGTAATTCCTCATAAGGTCAACAGGGCTGATGCTGATGTGAATAATTCTACTCTTCAATTTCGAATTGCATCATTAAACATTCTAGGTAAGTTGATTCAAAACGACATCCAAGCTCAACGATTACAGCAGGGTATTGGTAGCAGTTTCTTATTCGATGTAATTCAGAATGTTCCTGGGGTGAGTTCTACAGATATGTGGAACACAGAGCAATTCTCAAAAGAGATAACAGCTGCTTTAAAACAGATGGTTTTCAAACCTGCAGACGAGTATTGTAAATCATCAATACTTTCTGGTGACATCAAAAACATTGACCCGTTGTTTATGGCAAATAGCTTTGAAGCTGACGTAGCCAAGTTGCTAAACTTGAATACTAACATGGGTGCTAATTCTGGTATGGTAAACGGATTGATCGCTTTGATGTACAATCCTAGCGACCCATTGAATAGTGCATCTATGATGGGCAAAGGTCTAAGTGCAATGGAGCAAGCAGAAGTACGTCAAGCTTACAATGCCATTATTCGCACGCATGCCATGATTGAGCATCAAAAAGTTGCATCTACTCAATTGAACATTGCCGAAGGGGAAGTAGCGGAAACCTCTAAGGTGCTAACTACAATCAATGATTCTATTGCAAGCAAAGCGTCCATACTCAAAAAGATATGGTTGGCCAGCTCTACTGGCGATGGATTTGTAAGCAGCATTGGTAAAGGATTCAGAGAAGCTTACAAGTTTTATCAGGATAAGTTTGACCGACTTGATGTGAAGGTTTTTGCGATCACAGGCGATGAAAGTGCTCCGTTGTATCAAGTGCTTGTGCAATCATTCAAAACAGCACAGAATAGGTACAACATGCTTTATCTAGGCACTACTTCTAACAAAGGAGCAGGGTTCATGTGGCAAGATGGTATCAAGAACATCAAAGGACTAGGTGATATTACGTATGACACAGCAGGTCAAGGTGTGGTATGGAAATTAAAAGATACCACTCCTGTGGAAATGATGGTAGCTGATGTCACTAATGGCATTACTACTTACGTTCCGGTTACACAACCAATGAGTGTAGGTGAGAAAGTGTGGTTGTCCGTAATGGCCCAACAAGTAGATGCTAAAACAGGCACCAGTTTCCGTGATGTATTGAAAGATGGTGGCATAGGGTTTGGCACTAAGCGTAATGCTACAGACACCATGGAAACTAAGTATCGTTTTACCGAAGCACAGATTGTGGCCATAGAAAACGAAGTCGCAGCTTATCAAGGCGGTGTACTTAATAGAGAGCTAGTTCCTGCAATACGTCAAGTGTTTGATAAGATGGTACCGTACATCAACCAAACTTACAAGGAACTGACAGGACTAGATATGGAAATCGACCCTGACTACTTCCCAAAAACCATGTTTAATTCAGAAAAACTATTAGGGTCGGGTGAGCACGTGACTGGTGAGTGGGATAGAGTTATTTCTCCATTGGGTATTATTGGTTCATCAGTAACGCTACAAGCTCAAGATATCTTTAGCATGATGCATGACTACACTAAAAAAGGTGCGGAGTTTCATGCCTACGCTATTCCTATTCGTAATGCTGGAAAACTATTGAAAGGCAAAGATGCCGAAGGAGTTTCCTTGCACAATGCATTGATGAAAGTAGGAATGGGAGAGCACTTGACTGATGTTACCAAACACTTGATGGGAGTAGTCAATCATGCACATACGTTAGGTAGTGGTGACCGCAAGTTAAATGAGCAAAATGAAATTGAGTTTCAACACAAAATGCTTCATAAACTCCATGCACGCTTGACCACATTTGCATTAGGTCACAATATGGTGGTAAACGCTACTCAGTTACTAGGTGGACCTATGGCCAGTCAACGCATTCCATGGAAGTACTTACAGTCGGATGTATTAAGGCTTGACAAAACAATCATGTCACTAGGCGAAACCTTAAACATGAATAAGCTATTTACGATGGATAGCGTATTTGATTATGCGAACACTACCATGCCAGAGTATCATGAAATGTTAGCGCATAGTGCCGACTTGTACGCTCGATTCAAAACCAAGTTGATTGACAGCTCACAGGAAGCCACCATGCAATCCGTATCAGGTGGTAAGGAAGATAAGATTCTATGGATGATAAAACCTTCAACGTTATTGGCAGGTATTACCTACATGGACTTACAAGTTCAAAGAACCATCTGGAATGCAGCTAAGAAAATGACAGCAGATTTGCAGCCACAATTAGCTGTAGGTAGCACAGAGTATTGGGAACACGTAGCTGCTGTAGCAGAGGATGTAACTCGTGAAACTCAAGCTTCGTTTGATAATGTGAATCGAACTAGAGCACAGAACAATCCAGGATATAACTTCTGGTCATACTTCCAACGGTTCTCTTCTCAATCTGTAGCTATGGCATCACAGATGAAAAAGGCACATTACCAATCGGTTCACAATCCTACTCCCGCAAATAGAATGCATGAGTATAGAGCTGCCGCTGCATTTCTTTTAGTAAACTCAGCTGGTTATGCTGCTATACGAATGCTAAAAGATGAAGCAATGTTCCATGCAGCTCTTGAATTGTTTGGCTATGCTACTTTAGATTATCCAGAAGCAGACGACCCTGATATGACGGACGATGAAAAGAAAGCTTTATTTTTCATAATGAAAACCATCAATTCAGCTTTGAATATAGCGCCAATAGTAGGTGAGCTTGGAGCTGCTGCATCAACATTCTTTTTTAATTACTTGATAACCAAAGATGCAGCACAAGCAGGTAGTAAAGTTGTAAGTCATGCAGCTATAACCTTTCCTCAACTAGAAGTACCTGGCTTAGTTGCTTCTGGTGTAAAGAAAATATCAGAAGATGATTTGGTGCATGGCTATTGGGATTTATGGAAAGCTGGTGTTACTGGTTCAGGTCTGTCGGGTTCTTATTTTAGGGAAGCCGATGCTTTTAACAAAATTGCTGTGCCACAAAAATTCGATAAATAATTTACTTTTGAGCCATGGCAACAATCCTTATCCCTCAATTAGACACTACCTCACAGTGCGGTAGCTTGATATTCACAGATGCAACTGCAGTAGGTACTGGCACAGGCTACGATGTAGCAGGTGGCATAGACCTGTCTACCGTGACAGATGCTTCGCTGTCCTACACAAACCTAGCAGGTACATCATCAGGTTACTTGTGGGCTACGGGTGATTGGATTCCAGCAACGGGTGACATGTCGTACACGATTGATTATCCATCATTGCTTGGGGTATATGAATTGACCTATAAGGTAACGGGTCTAATTGACGGAGTAGGTGAACCCGTGACTATTGAAACATCGTTTATGGTGTTGTTTGACTGTGCTGTAATCGCTTGTCTAAAGTCTAAGGTACTTGCACTTGCTAAGCAGGGTTGTGGATGCTGTGGAGGCTGTGGAAATGGCCTTGACCAAGCTAAAGTGAATTGGATGTACGCTCAATTGTCTGCTGTGCAGATAGCATTTGCAGAAGGGTACTACGATTGCCTTGATGGAATACTTCAATCAGTACTTGCTAAATGCGATAATGCCTGTAGCTCATGCTAGACTTCACTATTGTTCGTGACCAGAATGCTAAGAAAACCAACATGGAATTGTTGGCTACTACCAAAGAAGCTATTGGTAAATGCTTGAATGCACACCTATGTCGGCACATGAAGTATGCGCGTATGGGTCGCATCAATAAGAACGAACAATGCAGCGTTTATGAGTTGACCAATTTGTACAATGCACTTAGCTCTCCGTTATCATTTGCCGATGGAGTAGGTATGCAAGGTGTATGGGATCTAGTCAGCTATAGTGAGGATGGTATAGTTACTACCGACATTCCAGACGGTTGGGTAACGCTTGTAATTGGTGAAACTCAAATGCTTCCAAATCTTGGAAGTGATGGTTTGTGGGCCAATTACACACAAGTAGATTTCAATACCATTACACAGGACAATCTAGTGGATGGTTACACGATTACTATTGTGTATAATGCTGATGGTTCTCTTACAGCCACATGGACTAATCCAAATACTGGATATGCATACATACTGATTTTTGAGAGAGTAATTGAGGAAGCCAAGGACTGCTGTGTTACCCGTGAGGACATCATTGCTGCTTACTGCCATGTGATAAACTACTGTGGTTGCACTCCCGTAGCACATGGCGAGTTCCCTGACCTTCCAGACTTACCTCAAGAGTGTACTTGTGCTGATGGAATTACTTTTTGGATGCCCTACGATTGGGATGTAGTGCCTACGATATACTTGGGTTTGTTTTTTGCTTACAGCAGCACTGTACGTAATCACTGTGTGTTTACTGCTTTGATTAACGGAGCGATAATTACTTTAAGCTATAATGAAACATTGTTGCAATGGGAAATTACACATCCTGAATTGGGATTGCTTGCCGCGTCACCAGACTTGATTGGTTCTGCATGGACTGTAAATAATTGGGGTGGTGAGGCACCAACGGATTTAGGTATCTCCGAATGTGGAAGTACTGTAGCAAATCTATGTGTGAGTGTAATTACTGTGGATGGAAGTGTTCAACATACGTTTTATCCAACTCGATATGCTGATACGCTATTGATAGCAGGGTATGGCGCATTTAGTGGTGGCACATTAGTTCCTACTGTAGCTGGCCCTGACTACTGGTTGCTAACAGTATTGGATATCAATGGCGATTATTGCTTAGCTGCTAATGATAAAATTTATATGACATTAGATGCGGCTCCATTAGGAACGCACGTAGATGCTTGCCATAGAAGTATCATCATAGCAACTGGCGTGTGTACTGAACTCACAGCTTGTCAATTGCTTTATGTGCAGTCAGCACAGAAGCTAGGGGTAGAAGATGGACTTCATGAAATAGAGCTTGCTGTAACAGGTGGAACTGCACCATATACCTATGAGTGGTTTAGCGATGTGTTAATGACGGTTCCTGTTGGAACGGGTACTGATACGCTGTCAAATCTTAGTTGTGGTAATCAAAGATGGTTTAGAGTGACTGACTCATTAGGTTGTACTTTTGAGGACTCACGAACCATTATATGCACATGACATTTGACATAGCTTACTCGAAGGTATTAGGCCACGAAGGTGAATACAGTAACGATACTGATGATCGAGGTGGAGAAACGTACAAAGGAATCTCTAGGAAGTATTGGCCTGTATGGAATGGCTGGCCAATCATTGATACCCTAAAATCGGATGTGTCCTTTCCTAAGAACATCAAGAACGATATGCGCGTACAAGCTTATGTAAAAGACTTTTATCGCATAGAGTTCTGGAACAAGCTTCTGTGTGATGACATGCCTGATGAAATCAAGTTTGAGTTATTCGATACTGCCGTCAATCAAGGACACAAGGCAGCAGGGGAACACTTACAGAATGCACTCAATTTACTCAATGTTAACGGCACTAAATGGCCTGACCTTGTAGTTGATGGTGGCATAGGTCAAAAGACCTTGGCTATTGCTCGTGGCTGCTTGTATAAAAAAGAGTTGGCCAATACCATGAACATTTTGCAGGGTGCATATTATATTGAACTTTGCAAGCGAGATAAGTCACAAGAAAAATTCTTCAGAGGATGGTTAATCAACCGAGTAACTTGGATAGTCTAAGGAGTAAAGAACCTGATCCAGTCAAAGAAATCGCTACGATTCTAATTGTCTTTGTGGTGTTGGTATTGTTCATTTGCGGAATAGTTTACGCAATAATCAAGAGGGATGAACTTGTAGTGGTTCACAAGCCAGTGGTGGTGGACCTTACAATTCCTAATGCTAAAATCGCAGACTTGGAAGTTGCTATTCAAGAAAAGGATGTTATCATTGAGCAATTAACCAAAGCCATCAAATACCTACGAGAAAATGAAAGCAGTGATATTATTGATTATGTTGATGTGCAGTACTTGGATAGCACAGGCATCGACAATAGAGCCAGAGAAATCATCTTGCTTGCTGACAGCCTTAGAAGGGCCGGACACTCTTGGTACGAGCCTATCCCTTGATGGTGATAGCTTAATTTGCTTCACTCCATTTGAGTGGGAAGCAATCAAGTATGGATTGGTAGGATGGGTGGCTATGTCTAGGATGGCTACCATTCGAATGAATGTTATTCTCCATCAAGACAGTTTGATTCAAGCACAAGTTGAGCAACGAGCAAAATGCGATAGCGTTATAGAACAGGAACGATTCAAGGCTGATGAATTGACTTTCGGATTGAGGCGTTCTAATGCACGATTAGCTGTGAGTGAAAGCAAACTAGCCAAGACGGAGAAACGTAGGAACACATGGCGTCTAGTGGCCGTTATGAGTATTGCTTTTAATCTCATTGGAATTGCTTTAGGAGCAGCTTTGATTAAATAGTATTTCTCGATTTTCTTTTTCTATACATTTGTGAAAACAATAAACCAATGACAACACAAGAAGATTTACTGTTAAAAATTGAGCGCCATCTTGCTAACACACGTGGTATAGCTGGAAGTCAAATCATTGTAGGTGGTGGTACTCCTGATGTAGCTACTGGAAACATAGTTGCTATTGAGTGTATTGGAACTACGTATGAATTAGGAGCTGTGACAGGGAATTGTGACGGTCTAAGTGGATATACATTTCTTGTTCCTAAATCAGTATACGGCATGTTTACTTCCGTAGAAGCAGGACCAAATGCAACAGATGTATTTTTAGTTTATTACGCAAGATAATGCTACACATTGGAGATAGTAATCTAGCTCAAATACCTGCACCAGTAGTGGTCATTCGCTCTAGTGCTTTATGGATAAAGTCGGGCGAGACAACGGATACTCATGGTCAGGGTTCTGATGGTTTCCATGAGATAGGTCGTGGTGGTGGATGGGGCATATTGTCGGAGCTTAATGTGTTTGGCACTTATGACAGATTTACAAACACCACAGGGGGCACCTCATTTGCTACAGATAAAATCATGCTAGACCATGAGTGCCGTGACCAGATAACCAAACTTATACCCGGGTATGATATTGCAGATGTATTAACAGCTCGAACATGGGACGCTCATAGAACCTATGGTAACTCTAAAGTGAAAGATGGATTTACTGGATGGATGGGATTGACTGACCCTGTAATCAATTCATTAAGAAAGCAAGGTTCTACTTATTCTTTGAATTGGTTTCCATTAAATTGGGCAGGTGGTACTATGGATTATTTCTATTCGTTCAGCACGAATAATGGAGCGCCAGCAGAGGCATGGTTGTTTTACAACTATTCTACTGTGCCAGTGCAATCCCGCGCTAAAGTGGGGTCTTATTTTGCGATGTTCTATCGCATGTTCACATTAACCGATGATGGTGTTTTAAGCTAATCAAGATGGACTATATAATTCAAGGAGTACAGATAACCAATCCAACATTTGATGTATACACCGATGGTGATATCGGAGAGTTCACTACAGTAAAAACCAATATTATTTTTAGTGGTGGTCGTATTGATGCTTATTTGATAGGTGCGATGCCTAAGAATGAGAATGTAAATGCTTGGGCGACCATTCAATTAGCTACGTATGAAGTACCATAGCCATGACAAAGCAGAACTTTAAGAACGCTGTAGGTGGATTCATTCTTGGGTCAGGACTACTGTACTTGTTTACTTGCACATTTGTTAAAATCCCGAAGGAGAATCAAAGGAATGCAGATACAGGCTTGATTGCTGTGATACAGTTAATCACAATGGTAGCAGCAGCTTCGTATAGAACGAACAATACAGAAGTTGATAAGGGTAAGTCTGGTGAGAGTTAAATTAAAACATACATTTACAACCTCATTTAACCAATCCTAAAAACTATTGTCATGGCTGCTTCCAAGAAACCAACAACATCAAAAAAACCTGCAACCAAAAAAGGTGCTGCAGAAAAAGACTCTAAGAAACCTGCTTGGATGGACAAGTTCAAGAAGAAGTAAAGTTCTGGCTCCCGCCTGTTATTGAATTTATTCAATGACTTAACCCTGATGCAGCAATGTGTCAGGGTTTTTTATGTAGTATTGTGACATGAAAAACATCTTGTTTCTCGGTGCTTGTCTGGCCATGAGCCTTTCAGCATCCGCTTGTGTCACTACAAGTGTTAGCGCCAAAGTGACAATCGTTGATGATGTGGGTATTGAACTTGCGGTATTTGAGCGACAGTTTGAAACCATTGTGATTTCAAATCCATTTGTGCTTGAAGAAGGTCACACCTTCATTGAAGCTGCTGGAATAGGCAGTGGATATGAGTTTGAAGACACAAGCATCATGTGTGCGTATTGCGATGTGAATTGGCTAGATTTTCGAATAAAGCGTTGGAGTTACTACTTACCACTAACTATAGGGAAAGCTGACTCAATTGCCAAGCTCACCATCTGTAAGAGGGCTAGAGACGGATTGACAAATAGTTGAGCAACGTTTAGGGCTAAGCGATAAAAAGAACCCACCCTGTATCTTCGGACGCAGGGTGGGTTTCTGTTTTATAGCACATTAGTAGTGCTCATTATGCCATTTAATAAATTCTATGCAGTGAGCGAAGATTTGCTCCATGTCATAGGTGTACGGGTTAAGGTGGAACTGCAGACCTTTCCTCAATTCCTCTTTTTCGGTTACTACGGTTTTGATTTTACGGATTACAGGTATCAGCCAATCCCATGATTCACGGTATAGCATACAATCTACTGTGCCAGCTTTCTTGAGGTCGTGCATAAGCACTTCTGGTTCCTCTGACATGAACATAGCTATCAGTATGTTCCCTTCACGGATTTGTTTCTCAGTCATGTTTTCTAGAGTTCGCTTACAATATCTAATCGGTGGTCTATGTCATTGTGTAAGTATCGACCATTAACTTTCCAACTACAACCAGTACGTGATTCGTATTCGGGTTCTTTAACCCATCCGTAAAATTTGTAGTTGGTGCCATTTGTCGAATCTTCAAGTGGTTCTGTTACAAGTCCTGAACGGGTAACGTATTGTATTCCTTTTTTGAGAATTATTGGGTCCATGATTTCTAAGTATTGGATTTAAGTAATTGTTGTACGGTGATTTCGGCAGCTTGTAACTCGTTTTTGAGCCTTGATGTTTTTATTATCACTTTGGGCCAAAGAACTGTGTCCTCTATTGAGGTTAACCCCATAGGGTCGCTAATACGCCATTGCTCACGTGCCTTGTCTACTTTGTTCAAATGCTTAGTAAGAGTACTCCGACAGGCAGTTAAGCGATTCTGTGCGATGTTTAACGCTGTACGGGTGTCAGCTTCGATCTTGAGAATGGTCATTCGAACTTGCGCTCTAGGATATTGCACTTGAATCAAGCAAGCGCGATAGTCAAAGTACCAACGCCATTTGGTTAGTTGTTTCAAGGATAGCCCTGTCCATTCTAAATGTGCGGCTGATTGTTCGTCACGGTCAGACATTCTGTGCTTGGCTCTGATGCGAACAGCATACATAGCCATCATGTCTGGACCATGTTTAAACGACCCGTAATCATAGTCTATTTCCATGTGATTAAAGATTATCTCTAGCTGTTTTTACCAATTGCTTGACTTCATCAAGGTCGATGTAGTCAAGGTGGAGGTCAGCTAAATGGTGTACGATTTTACGGAGTACTGGTGCATTAGCTATCAGCTCAGCATATCGCTTAACCTCGTCAGGGTCTTGCTTAAAGTACGGTTGTACGGATGCGATACAGGTTAAGCCACCTTTATTTTCACAGATAACAAATCCAGGGGCATCGCCATGAGAAGCTTTGTGATTTTCTCCCCAACTGGAATTTGGAACTGCTGTCCATGCACTATTGATTTTAGCCATTACGCTTCGAATGTATAAATATTGAACATTACGTCATACGCATTGGGGTACTTGGTCTGTCTACGGGAGCCTTTCATGTAGTAAGAGCCACAAGTAATTATACCTGTGATGGCGTTCACATCATGAATAATATCCATCGTGCCTATTCGAGCAAAACGGAATGGAGTAGGTTTGTCAAACTCCAATGTGCATATCTCTTCGTTTGGCTTCCAGTGCAAGGTAAATCCATCGCCTTTATACTCGCGATTGAATACGCTGGTCTTTACGGTAGCCCACTTGAGCCATGCAGTTGCACCATCGTTCTCAATAGCTTTAGCAAGCTTCTGGAAGCTCATTACGTTTGGGAACGTAGCACCTTCATCATCGCTAAAAGTATCAAGCGATAGCAAATCATCATTGGGGTCCATTACCATGTCCTCGGTGCATTGCCATAATAGGCTGGTGTATTCTTTAGATTCACTCATGGTCTAAGTATTTGGAGTTGGTTCACAGATAGCTACACGGTAGCCAGCTTTTACGAGTTTAGGTAAGTACGTATCTAATCGGTGCGAAGGAAACCCTGCCAAATTCTGCAGGGTTCCATTTTTGTCAGCTCTCTTAGTAAGCACTATACCAAGTACGGATGATGTAGTCACAGCATCTACATCAAAGGTTTCGTAGAAATCTTCTACACGAAACCAAAGTACAGCATCAGGGTATTTTTCCTTGATTTTACGATACTGAACTATCAAAGGTGTATTAGTCATTAGGATGCAGCTTTAAGTAATTGTAAGTGCTCTCCTTTATCAAGGTCTAAGCTTTCAAAGTACTCAGTCGCAATTCTTGCTGACAAGTCTTGATTATCAAAATCAAACCCTTCACACGCATTGGCCCATTCCCAGAAAGCAATATGCTTATCCATGTCATAGGCTTCATCATCTTCATCATTCCATGTTTCTACAAGGTCGCGGTCATAGATGATAACTATTTCGCGATACCTTCCAAAGTCATGGTCAAACGATTTAGAAGTGATCCAGGCAATTCCATTAAACGCTTCTGGTACGGGGTGAGCTTTCTCAATGAACTCTTCACATACTCTCATTTCAACTGATGCTTTAGCAGAGTAATCAGGTTTGCCTAATTGAGCAAAGCCAGCACAGCCAATGTTTAGGTAATCGTAACGGCTATTCATGATTAGTGTGTATAATCGAATGAGAACTGTTTGTTCTTAAGAATTACGGAGAAAGGCTCGCTTTCAATTTGCACAGATGAATCATACTTGGACTGTGCATAATAGTAGCATCTGTTACCGCTGATGCGAATATCCTCTACGTCACTTCTGAAATCAGATTCAATTGTTTCGTCATCAAAGTATTCGATGTCACCATGTGGCATAGATACTTCCACTCCATGACGAATAGAGTATTGCACATGCTTACGAATGCGGTGTAATTGTTCATCCGTAAATTCAATGCTTACGTACTGTGGAGTGTCAACGGAATCGTTGCTATTCGATGCAATGTTCAAAGAGATTTGATGTGTCGCCATAATGTTTCAGATTAAAAATTATATTCTCCTGATTCATCTTCGGACCAGTATTCGAATGGCATGTTACCGAAGATTGATTGTACGTGGTCAATAAGCTGTGGCAGATTCTCACATCCACAGTTATTGTCAATAATGCTAGAGCCAATTATCCTAAAGGACATTGTGTAGTATTGGATATTTACCAGTAGGCTTGTACTTATTGGAATACCTATCAGGCAACCAATTACGCTTAGATGCTACATGCATATTGAATTGCTCCCATACCCACGGGTCACGAAACGTCATGTGCAATGTTCCTTTCTTCCAGAATTTGAAATCAAAGAAGTGAGAGCTGCATGTATTGTCGAATGAATCACCTAGGCGAATGGTTCCAAGTCTTTCGAATTTGGTTTCAAGTACTTCTATGGATGTGTAAATGGATTCATGTCTATCACCTGTAATTAAGCATAGTGCTTTGTCAATATCTTCAAATTGAGATTTGCGATGATAGCCTATGCGAAACTTACCGGACTTGTCTTGATTGTATTTGTTATCGAACTCAATAAACCATGGAACGATAACCTTACGGTTGACTTTGAATGCATCGTTTGTTTTCCATCCCTCTACATGCACACGATTATCATCATGGTACTTAGTCATGGTTTCGAACACATCAAGCAAGGCTGTTTCCAAAATACTGATACGATTAACGAATAGCATTTCAAACACGGCCTTGATATTATCTTCCGTGAATGCCATCTGCCCTTGAGAGGAAGTGTAATTGTGGAAGTTAGCACGTACAGTACTGGTCATGTACTTCTCAAGCTTAGTCTTACTAAAGATGTTGTTCCATGCGCGAGCACTAAGCTTTTTTGATACGCTATTGAACATCTTTTTAGGATTGCTAGATATTTCATCTTTGAGAAAGTGTTCAAGATGAAACGAATCAGATAGCAATGGCTTGGTAAGCATGTCAAGCTTGGCCAATGATTTGCACAGAACAATAAGCTCTGCTCTGGAACGTTGATACATAGCCACGTAATCACGGATAGCATCAGGTATCATCAATCCCGTTTCAATGGAGTTTTCATCGAAGTCAGTGAATGCTTCTTCCTTATCTAAACCGATAAAGAATGGGTCCTCATTAGCAGCCAGTTTTTTCTTAAGCCGTACAATAGCTATCTCAACGCCTGTCTTGCGCTCTGCTTGCGTAAAAGTATCTGAGTGATACTCTACTGTGCCATGCTCACAGATAATCGAATACAGAAGCTGTCTGCGCTTAGTGTTTGCATTGCGGATTGTATTCGCATTTAATATGCAAACGATGTCCGTGTTCCCTGCAATATCCCATGCGTGTAGTAAATGCTCGTCACCATTGGAAAAAGGTGGATTCATTAGAATCAAATCGTAATTAGCATCAGGAACAAACTTGAGAAAGTCGGTGCCTACAACAGATAGTCTTTTCCCACGAAGTACATTCTGTAAGTCAGGGTCAATCTCTATGCAGTCAATTTGAACACGACTTTCCTTGTCTGTAATGAATTCAGCTATGTCACCTTTGCCAGCAGAAGGCTCAAGGATAGTTAGGTCGCGCAAACCGTAGTCATTATAGCGGCCTGTTCTATAGGGCGCAAGCATAAGCTCAATCACCCCTTCGGGCGTTGGGTAAAACTGTTCTCCAAACATGGTCGTTAGGATAAAGGTTTAAATGGTTGACAGATAAAAATGTAATTACTGTCTGTATCAGCGCGAGCAATAGGATTGTGGCCACGTAGCGTAAGCCACTCAAGTATTTGCTCGTTGGGCGTGGTACTGGTATCAACATCAAGTCGAACTTTCTGTTGATAACGTTCGGAAGTAATTTCAAGAAAGCAGTCGCCAAGTTTGCCAGCAATATGCTTTCCCGTAATTATGTGACCTTCGGGAATAGATTGTATGTCCATCGTTATTTAACTATGAAGTTCTGAACGATTTTACTGTGGGTTTTGGTCAAAGGAATGCGCTTCGCGACACTCTTAGAACTCTGTGGAATGACTAGATACTTAGCATCCCAATCAGTACCACTCAGATTACCCGATTTAGCCATACGCTGTAACGCATGGTCGGTATCTCTTCCTACGTAATTACCCATAGGCGATAGGTCGCCAGAGGATAATAATTTATATACACAGTATTTGCGGTCTTTACTCACGATTTAGGCAGTATGGAAACAGAAACTACTTCTTCTTTACTTGGATGCATATCAACAGAGTAGTCGAATACAGCATCATCATCATCAGTCATAGGGTCACGAAGCATGCCCATACGACAATTCTTGTCGAAGATGGTGCGTGCTTCTTCCTCACTATTGGCATCAATAATGAATGTGCCCTCGAATGTGGCGAGGGTCTTTAACTCAAATCGTTTCAAGTCAGTACAGTTCTGGCCACGTAGCACGAGCTTTAATTACGCTGTGGTCACGGGCTAATTCACGTTGCTTGTAATTGGTACTGGAACCTCTACCGAAAAATTCTTCTCTGGTGGTGGTTGCTCCACGCTTCTCACCTGCAATGAAGCCTTCACGGTAACGGTCTTTGACCATTTCGTTCAACTCTTCAGTGCTGTCAAGTAACGCATTAAGCGTCTGCTCCAACGTATCGAAGTCAGCTTCCTTGATAAGATACTGCTTGTGAGCATTACTGAACTCAAGTGAGTTAGCCCCATACTTGGTACGCTGCCTATTGTCATAAGCAAGGTTACGCGAACGCATGGCGCTGATGATTGCTAAGGATTGCTTAACATGGACTTCAAGTGATGTGCTTTGCATGATAGTGACTAACCTTAGTTATTCGTTTAGGTGTGTTGTTATTGGTACTGTGGTCAGAGGCAAGGGTCAGCATCGCTGTAGCATATATCGCCATGACCTGTTGGGCTGTCGTCTATTTCGTCATACTCTTCCCAACCATCATCTTCATCAGGGTCAAATTGATTGTTGTGCATGGCTATGGCATAGTACCGTTGTCTCCGAAAGAGTAGTAGTTATCTTCGGTAAGGATGATGTGGTCTAATACTGATATGTCAAACAGAGCAAGGCCGTGTTTGATTTTTCGTGTAAGGTCGATGTCGTCCTGACTTGGGTGTATGTTTCCACTAGGGTGATTGTGACATAGCACCACAGCAGATGCAAGCGATTCGATTGCATACTTGGCTACTATGCTTGCATCACATACAGTACTAGCTACACCACCCTGTGAAATCTTCACGTAGCCTATGGTGTTATTAGCGCGATTCAGCAGTATAAGAAAGAAACTTTCGTAGATACTGATGTCGTCATAAAAGAACTGTCTACAAAATTCAGAAGCAATTATGCTCGACTGAATCTTCACTTTTTTGAATTCGGAATCTCCTTTTTCAGATACAATGGTCAACTTACGTGATACTGTTTTGTAGGTAGTCATGTGGTCGTTGTATTAGTAATTGATTAGTACGGTACGGTGATAACGTTGGCTTGGCGCAATGCGGGATAATAAATTCTCGCACTAGCGCAAAGCAGGGCGTTATGCTCTGTGGTCAATGAGTTTGTATTCTGATACGGTCATAGCTTGGCATGAACCTGCTTGCCAGCCTATGTGGTCAGGGTCAATGGCTAGATACTCTTCGACATCATCGTAGATGGTATCATCATAGCTGCATACGTGCACAATCGCTGTGCTAAAATCTAAAACAATAATCGTTTTCATCTCTTGGTATAGTCTTTAACTAATTCGATATATACGGATTGGCGTATTACGGTAAGCTGTGTACCGTCTTTGTCAGCACTAAACTTGCATGAGAGCACTTCATTCGTCAGGGTGTTGTAGACTTGGGTGACGTATGCTATACGTCTACCCCAAGCTACTTCATATACCTTTACTCCTATTACGCCAACGGTAACAGAACTGATTTCTTTATGCTCTATTGGAATACCTGAGTTAGACATCATCGATGTCCGAATCTCCGAACACCTTGTCGATTATTTCATTAAGGTATACGGTAGTCATATCTTTAGCTTCATTGGAGCGTAGAATCTCTACGAGCTTACCAAAGTAGGCTACATCAACTCCAATCAATTGTTCCTCTAGCACATCAGGGTCAGTCAAGTCCAGCAAGGATATCTGGAACATAATCTTTAACTGCTCTCCTGCATTCACATTCCAGTTACGCTTAAGGAATTTCTTTAGGCGTATGATGGATGTCAATGGGTATAGGCTACCCTGATACTTAAGTTGCTTGGTAAGGATAGAAGTAAGTGCATCAACGTTGAGCACCAATCCAGCTTTGAATGTCCAGTAGTTGGTAGCATGGATGAAGTCAAACGTTTTGTGAATCTGCTCCGCATTACCGTGGAAGCGGCAAACTATCTGCACATCATCGGATAGGCTGATTGCGTTTGGAGAAAAGAAGTTCACGCGATATGGTACTTGGAGCTGATCTTCTTTGTGCTCCACAGGATAACCCCACCCAACGTATAACTTGATTTGGTCAGGCTTGAGAGTGCGTACAGCTACGTCATACTCTGCAACTGATAAGCCGCCATATTCTTTGCGGATAAGCTCGTCTTTGTAGCGCCCGTCAAATATTTGTACATCGTACTTTTTACAGTAGTATTCACATAGGCGTTTGAGTACGTCCATGTCCATGATGTAAACGTCATAGTCGTTTACCTGTTCATTGGTTAGCATGGATGCTATACAGCCGCCAGTCACTAGGATGTTGTCACGTACTGCATCGCGTAGTGAGTCGTCCTTGATAGACTTTAGCCATTCGTTCATCTTGGCCTTGATGTTTTTGCTGATGGTTTTTGTTTGCATGGTATTGATTTAGATTATCTTCCGTAATACTGCCACAATACAGCATTGCAATAGCTATGAACGGCACCTTCGGTCATACCCGTTTCATGGTCATGCTGTAAGTGAATAGGGTACTGTAGAAAATTAGGTGGAAACAAGTTCCAATTGATTTTCTTTGATGTGATGTGAGTGGGTGCAGCCTCACTTAAGCTACACCCACAATGGTGACAAAGATTCGATTGCTCTTCAATATACTGCAAACGTACCTCTTTCCTTTCACGCCAATCCAGCTTCGTGTAATCTACAGGAAGTGTTCGCTTGGTCATTAGAATGGAAGTAAGCACTGTATGTTTTCCCACCGTACCCATCGGGTATCGTGTTTCTCATCGTTACGGAGAAACAAAAGTTGCTCTTGCTTATTGATTGAAATGATTGACCATGCTTTGTATTCATAGCTAACACCGTCATTCAGCTTAAAGCTTCCAAATTTTAGTTTCCTTGCCATGTCTATACAAGTTCAGTTAAGAGTTTCATGCTTCTGTTACGGGTGACAATGCCACTACCAAATAGACTGCCCTCAAAGCTAGTACCCATGCGATACTCCTTCCAGTGGTCAGCGTAATATGTAATGCCATTGAATATCTCCAATGCTGTACCCTCAAACTGTTCGTTCTGTGGGCACTGACGAGTGGCTTGCTCCATTTCAAATAGAATGTTGTCAGCCTTGGTGCTCAACTTGATACCATGCGTATAAGCATTGCCCATGATAACGTGCTTGAAGTGCTCTTGCTTGTCCTCTTCGCTTACCTTGATATGTGCAAGCTTATCGAACATGCTTTCTATCTCTTTGAAATAGTTGTTGGCAATGTTCATAATCTTGGCACCCTCGGCTAATTGAGCGTTGGCATTCGCTGAGTGCCGCACTTTATACACGCCTATGGATTTCTTATTCAGCGCAGCATTCATAGTATTCTCACACACTACCCGTACTGGTGTAAAGCGTACATCAATAGATGATGTTCCGTCATGGCTATTAGAGAACAATAGATACTCATTGTACTGCTCACCATTCACCATAACGTGCTCGGGTAATTTACATTGCAACCACATTTTCTCACCATTGCCAAGTACACCTGCACTGGTATAAATTGCTTCATCCCGATTTACGATACCATCAAAGAAGGTGAATGCTTGACGGTTCTGTAATACTGAATAGGATTTTCCTACTACTCCAAGGTATTGGTCCGTGTCGGTACGGAGTGTAGCCATCCTATCAGGAACTTGGCGACCATCAGATAGAAACAATGGCTGCTTAACTACATCGTAGTCAATGCCAGATAACTGTATTGTTTCCTCTGCTGTCTTAGGGCCTGTTACAATTTGACCTAGCCCATGCCATGCAGCATCAACGGTCATTACACTGTACTTCTTAGTGTTTGGGTCTTGATATAGATTGTGTGCCATGATTGTTAATTGGTTTTGAGATTATTCTCTATTGGTAGTATAGGTAACATTCTTTGGTACTGGTGGACTCTTTCTGTATCTGCTCACAGTTTTCTGCAGTTCCTTATTGGTGTCATGCAGCATCTTAACGTATGCATCTAAGCGCATAGCTTTTCGTTCTGATGCAGATGATTTCAAGAACTCTTTAAGCTTGCCGCGAAGCATCGCATTCTCGGCCTCAAGTTCTCCAATTAGAATGTAGTAGTCCAGTACTTGCTTAGTCAATTTGACCAAGTGTTGTTGTGACATAAGTTCTCTGATGAACTCCATATCAATACGGCTATCATCAGTCATACTCGTAATAGTAATTTGTGGATAGATGGAATGCCATACTTATCAGTACCATCAATCTCTACGGTTTCTCCGGTAGGTGTAATTGATGTGCCATTGAGTAATCTTTCGGGATGATATAAATCATCTTCTGTCAATTGATTCCAATTGTGCAGATACTTATGGGCTGTGCTGTAAGGTAGGGTAAATGATACTGGGCCTGACCTAATGGTTAGGCGTTGGAAGTTTTTGTGTGACACTTCAACGAGGCTCCCTTGTGGAAGAGAAGCCCCGTTGCGTGTAGTCACATCAATCCTCAATACTCGAATCAGAGTCGTCATCGTCAAGGAAATCATCTGATTCATCGTCCTCAGAATCTCCTTTGAAATCCCAATCGGTATCGTCAGGTGCTGTGCTTGCGTATGCATCAATAGGCTCAGGGATAGGGCGGTTAGCAATCTCTTGCTCTGCCATCTTCATCGCTAGGATGTCACGCTCAAGGATAGCAATGGCATCAACCATCTTGTTCTCCTTGGTGGCAATAGCCAATAGGTCTGCATCAACCCATGCTTGCAATTCCCCAGGTGCGATAGTTTCCATGAGTTCCACATACACAGTTTCATCGTAAGCAAGGCCATCAAATCCTTTCGAAAGGAATGGAATGAAACCATTGACTGCACGTTCAGCAGCAGTACCTCCACGGTTGGTTTGCCATGGAGCAAAGGTGGCCAGACTAGCGCGAAGGAATGTCAGCAATACATGGCTGATGTTGAAAGCTAAGTGGTCAAGTTCAAATTCCTGCACAGCAGCAGCAAATTTCTCTTTCAAGTACTCAGACTTGCGAAGCTTATGCTTGTCCTTGTAGGAATTGAAACGAGCATGCTTACCCTCAATCATCTTGCGGATAGCTTTCACATTTTCTGATTCCTTTTCCTTCACCACAGCCACAGAATCAGCAGCAACAGGTTCCGCATCACCACCATTGCGAATGATGGCAATGTTCTCAGGTGTGATTAAATACTCACAGCCCACACCTAGTACAGTCACAGCATCAGGATGTATGGAAAGCAAATTTGCTTTGCATTCCTCTTCTGTTTCAGTAACGATACGTTCTCCTTGCACATACTCATAACCCTCTTCAATCTCATGAGTGAGGTCATTCCTTTGTGGCCATGTAGGACGTAGAACATTCTCATGTTCGATAGCATACGAACGAGCTTCGTTCTCTGATAGCATTACCAATCCACCAGAAGCAAGGTGATCCTTGAACTTACGCAATTGCTCAGCCTTAGTCTTAGCATCAAAGCATGTGCGATTCATGCACGTGTTCTTAGGCTCGTCAAATAGGCTATGCGTAGCACAGTTCAAAGGACATTCCACACAGGCGATATGGTCATAACTATCAAGCAAGCTAAAGGAAGCTTTGCTCAAATCAGAAGTGCTGGCATACACACTTAGGTGTTTGCCTGCCTTAATGATTTCAACTGCTTCTGCTAGTGACTCATTGGTGTGCTGCAATAGAAGCAGCAACTTGCTACGTGTCAGCTTGCCCTCTTTGTACGCATCAAGGATAACCTCTGGAAGTCTACCAACTTTCAAGCGTAGGTACACCCAAGATGTTGGCTTACACAGCATCGATGCGATAACCGGTATGGGATTGTTCTCATTGCTCAAGCGCACAACAATTGCCGCCTCTTCGAGTAGCGTTAAGTTGTGGCGAGTAATGTTTTCCTGTATCTCTACCTGCAATAAGCTGTTTGCATTAAGGTCAGATACAAAGGCATCAATGTCCTTCCATCCTAATTCTTTGCAAGCTGCAAATCTTCTGCGCCCCATCACCACAAGATACTTACCCTTCTTCTTAGGGTCAGGTGCAACGGTGATAGGTTGGAGCAATCCATATTCAGCGATACTGTTACTCAATTCGTGCTGAGCTTTAGTATCTGATGTAGTACGTGTTCCACCTTGAGCGATAGAGATAGACTTAACTGGAATGTTCTGTAGGTTTTCCATAGGAATTAAAATCAAAATTGATTAAGGTAATTTGTTGGTGTGAGTAATGGCCCACTCCTTATACTTCATGAACTGGCTCATGATGGTTGTTGTTGTTTTGATTTCAGCTTCGCTAAAGTTTTCAGCACAAGAACCAATCCCATCAATGTGAAATCCATTTACCCAATCAATTATCAATTGCTTGGGTGCAGTAGCAGCTAAACGTGCAGCTTCGGCTTCATTGGCACGTTGTTCTGCCATCGCAGCTTCATGCTTGGCCTCTAACTCTGCTTGCTCCTTAACAGCAGCATCATCGATTACCTTTTGAGCAGCAGCATTAGCAGCATCAATCTGTGCTTGTGCTTCTTGCTGTGCTTTATTACGTGCATCAATAGCAATCTGTTCAGCGCGTGCTGCTTCATTTGCTAAGCGTTGAGCATCTACTCTAGCTTTAACCACACGTAGATTTTCTACACAAGCTTCGAAGTCATCATCAGGTAGAGCCAAGGATTCCTTGTAATGGGTAATGTGTTCTAGGTATGGAGCAAGCACACGCTCACGGTCAGCTTGCTTACGCTCTAAGATTTCAGCATCACGCCTAGCTAGTTCAGCTTCTCTTCTTGCTATCTCTGCTTCCTTGGCAGCAATAGCTTCGGCACGCTTACGCTCGCTCTCTTCTGCTTCGGCCTTAAGCTTAGCCGCTAATGCAGCAGCTTTCTCTATCTGTACTTTGATAGCATCAATGGTCACCAAATGATTGGCAAAGTCCTGTTCATCGCACAGGCGTATACCGGTATCTGTTATCTCAAAGATTTCATCTTCGTGCTGTATGGAATACCGCGTACCATCGAACGTAAGACCAAGGTCAAACAGTTTGGCAGTCATAGATTGAATGCGTAACCGTTCACGGTTCTCTGCTTCAATCTTCAACTGTTCCTGATGATTGCGATACGCATCACGGATAGTCTTGAGTCGCGCTTCTTCCGTTGCTTGTGGCTCAAGAAGTTCTTTCTCTTTAGCGATGATAGCTTTCACAGCAGCAGACAAGGGTTCACGTAGAGCCTTGGCTTGTTTCTCAATACGTACACGTAGCTCTACATGCTTCATCAATCCTTTGTGAACCACATCGTGGCCAGCTTGGTCGTTGAAGTCTACAATCACAAGCTCATGCGTTTCTACAATCAATGCCTTAACCTCTTGCTCAAGTGGTGTAAGCAATTGCAACGCTGTGTCTGTAGCCGTAGCCAATGTTTCTGTTTTCATTAGATAAAAATATTGATAAAGAAAGGGTGGTTCAATGGCTGTCCGTTGCCATCAAGATACTTGGCTATGTGTGATAGCATCCATTCAAACTTACGCTTGCCCCGTTGCAATACATCCTCACTCAGTTTCACCAAGCATGGAGTGTATGGGTAAGTGTCCATCTGGAATAAAAGATATGCATCCTTTGTACCTATGCCTTGACGATACCACCATTGCTGCATGTCATAGTCCATCAGGTCAATGTACTTATCAAGTTGCTCGTAGTTGAAACCAACACCGGGCTTGTCAAGATGAATCTTCTTGAGGTCAACGTGATAGTTGTAGCCATCAGTTGCATCAATCAATCCTTTCATCTTAACGCCAAGGTGTAGCTTCTCAAACGCCAGCTCACGATAGGTATCGTTAAGCAGCAGAGCTATGTCAGGTGTATTAGCCAACCTATCAAGCATGTTCTGATACATCGTGTGCTGCTGTATGCTGACGATAGTTTGCTTCTTAGCCCTAGCTTCTTCCTCTACCTTTTCCATGAACTCTTTGTACTTGTTTGTACTGCGAGGCTTCGCCCCACCAATAGCAAGTAGCTCTCTGGTATCGTCAAGTATCAAGTGTGATGCATTGTATCGCTCAGGCTCAAGCACTGCCATGTGGTACTGAATACCCTCTTGCATGGAATCAGTAGAACGATTGTCCTTGTACCCCTGCAGATGCATAGACAGTAACTCAACGTTGCGATACCCCTCTCTCAATAAAGAAGAGGATAGGTGGCCTGTGTTGCTGTAGTAAACCTCTGGTGTTATATGCAGCAGGTTAAAGGCAAAGGGTAGCATCGCTAACCCTCCCTGATTAGTGCGGAGTGGATTGTTTATTTGTGGCATTACGTGTTCATGGATGTCCGAGCATAAGCAGCAAGCAACAAGGCATCGACCACACCAGTGTGCGGCTTAGTTGCCCTAGCTGTAGCCATAGGGTCGGTGAGTTTAACGTTAGGAAACATGTTCATCACAGCTGCATGGGCCATAGCCTTGGTATCTCTGGCGCCATCAGTACCCCGAATCTCTTTGATGCCAGAGAATGCCCACTTCTGCCATTCCTTTGGAGGAACTGGCTTGAATGGAATACCAGCCATCACCAAGCCCATGCGTAGCAGTCCTAGTGTTTCTCCAAATT